TCCATTAATTGTAAAAATTGACCCAGCAGAGCCATAAGTTCCTCCACTGAACGTATTATTAGATATCACTGATAAGTTGCCCATTATTTGTAATAGAGATGAAGCTCCATAGGCAACGTAATTGGGCTGTTCAAATATGTTTCCTGTTATAATGGACCTACTAATAAACCCCTCAGATAATTTTTCGCACACCCCATAACAATTGCTTACTCGGGAGCCGTTTACATCCCCCAAGAAATACTCGGTGTAATTTGCTCTGCATCCTGTAATATTTAAACCATAAAATGCAACCGAGTCCGGAACGATTTCGTTTGCAGAATTAAACATCGAAACTTTGCAATTGATAATGTCAGAACAGACGAAAATTGCTGCTAAGTCTCCTCGCCCACCATATTCTAAAAATACAACACTTGAATCTTTGACAGTTGCTGTGCTTATTACACTGTTTCCGGTTGCAGACGAATTATCATCTTCAAAAAGCACATTGATGCCTTCCAGTGTTCCCAGACCAGTAAATACGCTTCTTGTTATTCCTCCAGACACTCTGATTGTCGCACCGTTTGATCTTAGAGTTGTTGTGTTGTTTATTTCAATGGGTAAATTAGCAGCGTCTACAGTGTAATTCCCCGGCAGCAAATACACGTCTCCACCTACGGCACATGCACCCTTTATTACAGACCCGTCTGAATCTATTTGGTCACACGGTATCGGCGTTACATGTGCATAATCACTACTTCCTATAACCGTTGTTGCGGCCCGAACTCGATGGATCGGCTGCCACTCTAGATCGTTGCTGAAATGCTGATTTACCAGAATTCCATCAAATGCTCCAGTGGAATTGGGTGAATTTATAATAGGCGCACCTTGCACAGACGAGACAGTCGGATCCGGATAGGTTCCGCTTAAATCTCCTCCGGCAGGGCCAGACGGCGCTCCACCTCCTCCTCCAGAGTTTTCATCTACATATTTTTTCGTTGCCGCATCGCTTGGGAGAACGGGTTCTGCCATGTTTGTGATGCGCTTGCCGTCCATTCCAACATTTTGAACAGCAGGATACATTGCCCAATCGGAAGCATCTCCTCCCCCTCCTCCACCCCCACCCCCAGAAGCAGAGCCCATTGGGTTTCTAAATGAAATAGTAAACCCTGCGCTATGAACACCATCAGCGCCAACAGAATCAGATACAATATAAATATACTGGTCGCCAGATTCCTCATAAATTAAAGCGTTCGAATTGGTTCCCATGGCAAGAGTGCTCTCTGCATAGTGAGTAGAGGAAACTCCGCTAATTTCACCAGTATAGGACGGCACCTCAACCAAGCCATTTGCGCTAAGATTAATAGTCAGAACCGAATTTCCCGGAGCTGCAGATTTATACTCAACCTGCCCAGAATACGTTGCAATATCTCCTACTTGACTAAAATAAACCTTTTGGCCCAAAACTTGATCTACGTTTAAAATCGGAACGAAATTAACCATAACCTGTTCGCCAACAAGGTTATTAAAAATAAGTGTTTCTCCAGCTAACGATCCAGAAACATAAACATCGCCGCCAAATACAGAGACGCCATTATCTACTCCGTCTAATCCTCCAATAGATCCAGATATAAAAATAAAAACATCATCTGCCTCGTATTGCGCGGGAGGGAGCTTTACAGGATCAATTCCTCCATTGTTATCCAACTTAGCATCGGAAGGATAAATGATAAGTTTCGCGCCACTGCTCCTATCAGCAATGAGTGCTTCTGTCTGGACTCTATCAGTTCTAAAATCTAAAGGCATATTATTCTCGTACTCTTATCCTATAAGTATCATAAAATCAAAGCTCATAGTAATTTTCAAACACTATGATATAATTGACTCTTGCAGTAGATGCAGAAGATATGTTTCCATTAATTTCTGGCGGAACAGTTGTATGGTTTATAATTTGATTATGAACATTGGACTCGCCAGTTCCAGTCTCTATCATCGAAGAATAAAGATAAAGAATATTTCCAGCATCGTCATCATAATCATAGATTCCGGTATAAGAAGCCTGATTAGATAAATCGACGTAATTCGCTGAGGCAACAAATTGAGAAACGTCTGGACTGGAAAATGTTGCTGGATATGTAGGGGAGTAAACAGCTCTGTATTTTACTTCTCCCGTAAATGGGGCAGAAGAACAAACAGTAACACTGTTGTCGCTTATGTTTTTGCCATAAAGGTTTACGTTATAGTCTGATCCGGGTTGTAGTTCAAAGGTTACAATAGGAGGGCCTGAGAATGTTATATTAAAAGATACTGTTTCTTCGTTGTTTGAGCCGCCGAAAACTATAATGCCTTCGTCATACTCTCCAAGCGGGAACGGCGTCGCGTGGTGGCCGCTAGAATACGGCTCACGAATATAAAAATCCCTGTCACGATAAGTCTCTTGTAGATTTAGAGAATATTGCTTATTAGTAACAGGGTCTTCAAGTATGGCAATAACGGGCTTCCTTCTAGAAAACCCGTATCCCTTTCGCCATTCGTTCCGGTTTCTTGTGTATCGACTGCCTGACACAAGAATAAGTATCCAACTTATAAGTTATTGTTGGGCAACATGTGTATACACAAATGTATTTTCAGGCGTTGGAGGGGACATACTTCCCCAAATTACCTGTCCTTCTTGGTTTTTGATTACAGCATAAATTGTAATCCCACCATTACCCTTAACAATGTCCGTTAAATTGGTTCCGAAATCAATTGACCAAATTCCGTTATTGTATGTGACGCTCGCTCCAAGGTTTTCGAAATCCTGCCTATATTCGTCTCCCCCATATGGATCGTCGCTATCTGCATAAACGGTAAACTCGGGAATTTGTGCTGCCATGCTATGGTCGATTTCAAGAGCATAAAAATCTTCACCCTCTACGTCAACGGTAAAAATAAAATTACTGCCCATATCGACCTCGCCTGTTGGTGGCGAAACCCCTACTGAGTCAACTCTGCCTTTCGGCTCACAATCCCCGACCTCTGGAAAAAAGTCACAAGTCCAATGTTTTAATCTGCGTTTTTTTGGTGTAGGCATCTTAATCTCCTGTGTTAAATAGTAAGGCAAACCACACGAAAGGACTTGTTTATATAAAATAATCCGTAACCGTATGATTTGCCGCTTAATCGCTAGAATAAATAAAAACTATTCTTCTTTTGTTTTTTCCTCTGGCTTGACTTCCGCCTTCTTTTTACGGCCACGCTTTTTTGTTGCGGGTTTCTTTTCCTCAACAACTACAGTCTCTTTTACTGCCTCTTGGGTTTCTGCGGTTTGTTCATTCGTTTTTTCAACTACAGTCTCGACCACGACTTCTTCTGTTTTTGTCTCTTCGACCTTATTTTCTTTGATGTTTGTTGGGACAGTTGACTTAGCAGCCTTAGAAGCAGCCCTCTCAGAGATAGACTTTCTGATCTTATCCATCTCTTTTCGCGACTTTTGCGCTTGTTCCTTTATGTATTCAGACAGTGTTCTGCCCTTTAGAGTATCTAATAGTTTTTTACTTGTTCTAAAACCCATAATAATCCTTTTTGTTATATGCTGTTAAGTATATATGATGCTATATCGTAAATAATCTTAGCCGCCACAGCCACGGTCGAGCCTGCAATTAGTTTGTATGCTTTGTCTCTTTTTTTGCTTTTTTCTACAACATACCGAATATCTTGTAGTCCGGTACCACCAATGCTAACAAGGTCTTTGTTGATATTTTCGATAACACTTATTCTCTTGTCTAGTTTGTCTAATTTTTCGGTATACTTTAGTTCGATGGCTTTTATTAGCTCACTATTATTGTTGGCATTGTCAATAACACCATCAAGTCTGCGATACATTCCTCTGTCTTTATTGTATACTTCGTCTCTGATTTCATCAATTTTTCTTGCATTTCGGGCAACATTCGTCTTAACCACTTCAATTTCGTGGTGAATTTTAAGAATGTCAGTTTTGTCTATACTGCCAGACATGCTATCTTCATATAAATATGGCAGCAACATGCAGCCAAAAATGACTTAAACTAAAATTATGCCAAGTACAATTATAACCACAGAGGACAATCTTCTCGCCCTTAAGAAACTAAGCGACAATTACATTGAAATTTACAGTAATATTGAGAAGGCGATTGATAATAACTTCTATACTCACGACAGAAACTCATACCAATTTTTATCAAAGTTCTTTTTTGGCGCAGAAAAAAACACCAAAACTTTTTTGAAAATTCTCTATAAATCCATTTATCAAGCAGAAGTAGTTTCTGCCGATGCCGCAAAGATATCGTTTCTGTTTTCGCTAAATCTCATAAGAGAAGTTGCGAAAAACTTGCACCTCTTTACAAATCATGATTCTCGTAAGATTTTGGCGGCATATAATAAATTTTATGATGAAATCAAACAAGCCTCGGAAGCATCTCAAAAACCCGCCACTATAGAAAACCTCTATAGGGCGATTGATGCAGTATGTAAAGACAATGAGACAATTTCGGAAGTCATTAAAAAGGCACTTGACTTATCTGGTTTTGAAGGCAAGATTTTTGTAAATGATGGGTATCAGGATTTTTATAGAATCGAACAGGCTCATGGTTATTCTTTCCCGTTAGAACCTTTTGCAATGTTTTTCGATGGAGGCATTCCGGAAATTACGAGCACGAATGGGTGGGAAAGAGATGAAGTCAGGGTTCTTATAGTTGATGGTACCCTTGAGGAAGTGTCCCAATTAGACAATGTTTTATCAAAAGCCAACGAAACCAAACTTCCTGTGGTTCTTATTGCTCATGGCTTTTCCGAAGAGGTTGTATCGACATGTATGCAAAATATGCTTCTAGGAAAACTTGACGTTATTCCGGTGAGATCGAAAAATGATTTGAGTGCGATTAATATTATGGCTGATGTTTCTGCTGTATGTAATACCCAACCTATCACTCATCTTATGGGGCACACGGTATCAAATGTTCAATGGGATGATTTAGCAATCGTAGATAAAATCACAGTGAAGAAGGACGGTATTAATATTTTAAATAAGAATGCGAGTGTTTCTGTTGGGCAACATGTAGCGAATCTTGTAGCCAAGAGACTTTCGCACGATGTTAAAAAATATGATGAGTATGAAGATCTTATTGACAAGAGGTTGAGGTCTTTAGTATCTCATTCGGTCATTATTCATCTTCCGAATATATCTGAGTCTGTAAATCTTGCTGAAAGGAGTTTGATCGATGTCTCCTTGAGAAACGTCAAGACTCTGCTTGGATATGGTTCTGTAGATTTAAATGACGTTCTTCATAACTTTAGTGAGGCCGCGAAAATCGACTGTGAGTACATTAGAATTTTTTATAATGCACTTAAAAACACTGTAGGCACAATCGGTTTTGATCCAGTCGTACCTACATTGAGCTTTATTGTTTCGCTATATACTGCCGGCAAGACCTCATTGGACTACCTGTCATCTGCCTGCACAATTGTAAACTACTAGTTTGCTTTAATGATCTTGTATCCTGCGTTGCTAAGACCTCTAATAACCTTTTTGATACTACTTGGTGACGCACCTAGTTTTTCCGCAATATCAAGAACTGCGCCTCTGTCGTTCGAAGATATTTCCGAATTAGTTATTTTTTTTTTAGGTCCTGCTTCTAATTCTTTCTGTTTTTCTCTCGCTTTTTCGAGCTTCTTTTCTTCTTTTTCCTGCTTTTCCCTCTCTTGTTTCTCTTTTCTGTTATCTAGGAAGCTCTTTGCTTTATCCATGATGCCAGATTTCTTCTCTTCGTTTTCTTTATTGTCTCTTGTGAACTCCTCTGGGCTTCTTAGACTGCCCGGAGTCTTCTCTGTGCCGACCGTGGTGGGGTTTTGCGGGGGTTCTTCTGCAGCCTTGGTGGAAAACGTTGAGCTAGAAGGAGTAGTGCTCTCTGGGCCTGTAACGCCAGAGGTGCTTGCCGAAGCTCCTGTTTTGGAAAAATCATATAAGAGCCTATAGTTTTTCAAAAATTCTTCTGCATTTTTCTTTGACTCTTTAGCCTTTCGCTGCTCGGGGTTATTAAGGTCGTCCACATTAATCCCGACCCCTCGAAGGGTTTTTCTCTGTCTAAGTTCATCGGGAGACACAAGATCTTTCAAGGTGCTGCTAAGGGCCATAATGATCGATTGGTAATCAAGGCCCTTATAAGGCTTTGTCATTACGCCTTGCGTTCCCGACTGCGATAATTTTTTAAACCAGCTAGGAGTTAGGTTCTTCCTGAGAATTTCTTGAACCTGCTTCATTTCTTCAGTGCTAAAATAAGGCATACTGTTGACAATGGCTTCTACTTTTGGATATTGTTCTCCAATTTTCTTAAAAGTTTCGATTGCCATATTTGCCTGCTTGACGTATTTTCCCGGACCAGAAGAGAAGATGTCCTTAATGCTCTTAGTATCTCTTTTACTTGCCGCTGTCTTTAGTTTTTCAAAGACGCCCGTATCGGTCGATACAGCTCGCACCAAATCTTTTTGCAGGTTTGTGACAGAATTTTTTATCTCCGGAATATCAATTCTATCAGTAACAGACTTTAGTTTTGTAAGAGTATCGGCAAGTTCATTAACATTAACCTCAAGAAGAAGAGCCTGCTCATGCAAATATGATTCATTTATTTCGGCCTTTGTCTTTAGACTGTCAGGCTTTTCCCCGGCGTGCACAATGGGAACAACCTCTACGTCAGAAGCATCACCAAGTTCATCGTAGGTAAGTCCAAGCATATCTCTGGCAATAGAATCGTAATCTAGACTACAATGCCTCCCAACAAGTCCATTTGAAAACTCTTTCTTTGAGCGTGCAGTTTTTATTCTGTCGCGGACTGCTTTAAAAATATTGCCATCAGTATCGAGACTAACCATAGGCTCATTCGGCCTTGCTCTTGCAACATCAAGCCTTTCATCCGAAAGTGCGGCAGGAACCCTGTTGGAAAAAACATCGGACAACTCATTGTAAACCAAAGAGAAATCTTCAAAGGCTTCTCCCGTAAAGTCTCCGTCCACGGCATTTTCCAGATCCTCTTCTGCCGATACGATGATAGTATCCACTGTTTCAAGGATTAGTCGATAAGGCTCAATCTTAGACTCAAACTTGTTTATTTTCTCTAGAAGATTTTTGACAGAATCCTTGTCTGGGTTTTTTGTTAAAAAAACAACATTTTCATTGATCCATTTGCTTGCAGCATCATCCACTGCGTCTTCTTGGAGTTGTTTGTATTTTCTATATTCTTCCTTGAGAGATCCCATAAAATGCCTTTTTTATAAATATAGTAGAACAATGGTAAATAGATAGAATAAACTTAGCTAGAGGAATTATGAGCATTCAACAAGAAAAAGACAAGTTCAAAACATCACTAGAAAAAAACATTCAGAGATTCACCACGAACACAATTGGTGAGCAGACAATCGATTACGTTGTCATGGCAGTTCGCAGAAACAAGATTCCCGTAGACGGCGAGGTTCTTGCAACTATCATGGAATACGTAAGACAGGGAATTTCGGATAATTACTACAATGGCATTGACCGTGCTCTTGGAGATATCGACCAATCTTTGGAGGTATTTTTGGAAAACACAAACCCTTTGGTTACTACGAACTCCAAGCCGAAAAGCGAAGGAGCAAATCAAACGACGGAGGCAAAGGTAGAACCAGCCCCAAAAGAGGCACCCAAGAAGAGAGGTCGGCCTCCCAAGAAGAAATTGGACTAAAATTGGCCAAATCACTAGCTCTTTCTGGGTTTGGTGTTTTTTTAATATACATTAGTTATTTCCTATGGAATCATCTTTAGCATTTGATTATATAAAGCATTCTGTTCCGTGTGGGTGTATCCATCCTGCGTTTAAGGATATGGATGATCCACCAGAGCATGAATTCGTTGTATTTTCAACTATTGATGCAGATGGAAAATTTATTCCGCATTTATCGCAATGTGATAGTTGTGGTGCAATGCACAGAATAGTAGAAGTTGGAACAAAGGTTCCCCTAAACAAAGAAGCCACACCTTCTCTTCCATCTGTTGACGACTATGAGTTGTCCTTACCGGACAAATTAGCAAGTCAATTAAAAAAACACAATTGCCCACTTCATGTTTGGCAAGAAGCCAGTTTTATAATTGAGAAAGAATTATGGGACAGGTTTGTCGTCCTCACAAAAGAAAACAGTGGGTTAGGAAGTAAGGTAGGAAAAATTCTTCATATAAAAGGAGAGAACTCTTTTAAAATAGAAACATTTGAAGACATAATGGTGATTGACTATGACAAATGACGATGGAGTAAACAAAGACAGTAAATTTGCCGAAGTAGAAAGAATGGATTCTTTCCTTGATGACTATGTTGAAGGAATGGATTTATCAAACTACGTGCAGCCAAATATTGAGTTTGAATTAAAAAAAGACGCTAGGCAAGCCTGTAGAGACATTGTTTTAGAAATCAAGAGGTTCGGAGTAAGCCAAAGACAGATGATTTACCTTATTTATCTTCTTTCTCTTGAGCTTGAAGACACAGATTTGATGAAACTCATTGCAAAAAGTATTGGTATTCGAAGATCTGCTACCCCGCTTAGCATTGCAGACAAAACCAGTAATAAAAATAGCGGTCTTATTCTTTGACGTATACTTAAACCATAATGGAGTTACATAATGGCAATTAGAATTACAAAACGTCAACTTAGTGAAATGGTCCGCAAAGAGGTTCGCAGACAAAAAAGAAAACTCTTTGAGCAAAGCGGCAGAAATCCTTTTGCAGACATTCCCGGCTTAGAAGACACCGACATTTCAGAACTTGACGATCTCTCAGACCTCGAACAATATCTTGACAGAGAAATTGACGACCTTTCAGATGATCAGCTTAGCGATATCGAGTCCCTTTTCGATGATCCTGAGTCTGAAGACTATGACGATGAGGATTATGACGAGGACGAAGAGGTAGAATACGACTATGAAGAAGAGGACCTTTACCGCTAAGAGTTTTAAGGCTCTTGTAGAGTCCTTGGTTGAAGAGGTTATGGAAGAACAAAACTCCCTAGGTGGAGGCATGTCTTCTATGGGTCCTGTTACTGCAAGTGCGTGGGGTCCAAAGTCTTCTCTCAAAGATGCTTATGATTTCTTATGGAGTGGAGATGAGGAAAACCAAGCTTCCAAGTCCAAAAAGAAAGAACCCAAACTAAAATCTATTCCAAAAGAATAAATTTTTAAAGCATCACGAAAGTGGTGCTTGTTTATTTAATATGAACCGCAAAATTATTGATATAATTGTAGAGAAAATTGTTAATAAAGTATTGGCAGAAGAAGTTCTTGGTCAAAGCGGTGGATTGACTTATTTTCAAGTTGGCGGATCTCTACCCGATAATCTTTACAACCTAGATAAAGACGGAAAACCAACAAGAGATCCCGGCGTTGCTGCCCTAAGGAACAAGCCGGGATCAAAGAAAAACAAGAAATCTAAAACAAAACTTAACGCATCTTGAAATTACCCTTGTCTTCACTCTTAAGCTTACAGACAAGATCGCCTTCTCGGACGCTCCCAACATCGCCGTGTTCTGTAATGACCCAGCAAACCTTGGTCCTGCGCGTTGCGCTCATCGTAGGAGCGTAGCCATCCGTAAGGATAAACGCGCCATCATATTGAGTCTTTCGACTGTCATTTAGAAACCCTGCCACGGCCTCAAAGTCCGTACCACCGCAGCGAGTCCGGAGAGTCTTCGGATGCTGGTTCTTCTTCCAAGTAATCATGTTTTCTTCGTCTACCTCTGTATCGAAGTAGTAAAGGTCAATCTCATACTCGCGAGTAAGGTTGTCAAGCTCTCCAAAGAACATCATAATATCCTCATCGGAAACGGAGCCCGACTGGTCCATGAAAACTGCAAATCGAGCAATCATCTTCCTGCGAGCGCCCGGAAAAATATAGGGGGCCTTCTTATTAATTCTCTTCATTGAAGAAGTACGCTGCAAGCTTCGTACACGCCCAATAAAATTCTTAACAACGGATTCCCAACGAATTTCTCGGGCAACCATCTTACGGATTTCCTCGCGAATCTGGTGTGGAGTATCCCCCCAGCTATTTGTGCGGTCAGCCGAACTCACGCCGCGAGCGATAGCCTCCTGCATCCTCGACCTAATCTCATCCATGATTTCTTGAGGAATATCTTCTCCAGCGCCCCATTCATGATCATCGAAGGTTTGAATTTCGTTAAGGCCATAAGATTCATCTTGCCCATCAGAATCACCATCGCCGCCCGCTCCTCCGCCGCCGCCAGAGCCGCGTTGCTTTTCTTGCTCTTCCTGTACATCTTTCGAGAACGCCTCTCGAAGAAGGCGAAAATAATATTCGGTGGCCTCAAGGGGCTTGGCGTCTTCAATAGCCTTAGCCACATTTGTCTCAACAGGCTTTCCAAGATAATTTTGTGGACGCTGGCCCGGAATAATAAGACCTTCTGGAAGGTTTTCCTTGGTGATAATCGAGTTAATTGCCATATCCATGGCGAAGTTTGCCAGAGTCTGGATATTTTTGTCAGGATCGATGATCGTTCTCGAAAATAAGTGCTGAAACACAACATGGTAAAGCTCATGCTTGAACACTCCAACTCGCTCCTTCTTCGTGAGGCGGTCGAGAAAGATGGGGTTGAATCCAAGAATAACCTCCGGCACATCATCATCGTACCTAACTCCAACATAGGCGGTTGGACAAGAGAAATCAGGAACCTTACGAATCGCCATCGAAACCTCAGCAAGGAACGCATCCTTGGTAAAGAGTTCCCCCAAAACAGAGTCGAACTTGCCTTCATAATAGTTCCTGCGCTCAATAGGAACAATGACAGACATGATGAGCTTGTCATTAAGAGAGGTTTCCTTGATCATATCTTCGATGGCTGCAATAGCGGGGCTATCATCCCCAAACTCTTGCTTTGTCTTGTCTAGCTCCGCTAGGCATTCCTTTTGATATGCCTCGTTTTCTTTTTGGAGTTTCCAAAGCTCACTGAGAACCTTATAATCGTTTCCCTCAAACTCTTCCACGATGTTTTTGATCTTGTTTTTCATGTTGACCATTATATACGATCACAACAAAGGTGTCAAGCGTCATTTTCACTAAAAGGAATTTTATATAAAAACACACATGTAGGACAAAAAAACAGAAAAAGACAAAATAGTGCTTGCATTAATTTTCAGACATGATAGTATTCTCTTCACGTTCAACAAAAAAACAAAAACAAAACGAAAGAAAGAAAAATATGCCTAACACACTTGCACTTCCTGTTTCAATGCGCGCGTTCCAGTCACTTGGGGCCTCCATTTCACCCAACGTCGCTCTATGCGTCCGTGGCCGTCATGCTGTCGGAAAGTCAGAGGGAGTCTACCAGATTGCCAAGCGCGTCTTCCATGACTTCTATAAGTCTGACGAATGGCTTCGCATCCAACAGGATGCAAAAGAAGGCCGTGGCCGCCTTCCTGATGAGCTTCTTCACCACACCTATGATGACGGTCTGCCCGTTATCGAGCGACGCCTGTCGCAGCTTACCGAGGGCGACATTGTTGGCCTTCCCGAGTTTCGTCCCAATGAACGAACCGGCATTGCGGCCACGACGTTCCGTCCCTGCGACTGGCTCATGGATGCCGTAGAGTTTCCCGTCGTTCTTTTCCTTGATGAGCGCAACCGCGCACTTGATGGTGTAAAGCAAGCAGTCTTCCAGCTTACCGACTCAAAGGCGTTCTATGGCAACAAGCTTCATGAGGGTACTCGTATTATTATCGCTGAGAACATTGGTGACTCGTATCAGGTCAATCAGAATGACCCAGCCGAGGTTTCGCGTACTCCTACCGTGACCCTTGAGCCTTCGGTTGACGAGTGGCTTGATTACGCCAAGACCGCATGTTCCGACGCTCTTGTGGAGTTCATCGGGTCAAACCAAGAGCTTCTTGAGCACCGCGGCAGCTTCGAACCCAACAAGAAGTACCCTGATCGTCGTGCGTGGACGAATCTTGACCGCGAACTCTCTCGTCTCGGGTACTACGATGGGGATGGCAATGATACTCTTCTTTATGTTCTCTGTTGCTCATTTGTCGGCACGGAGGCTGGTTCTCGTTACCGTGAGTTTGTCGCAAACCGCGAGAAGGAAATCGGTGCTGCGGACATTCTTGACGACTGGGAGAAGGCTAAAAAGAAGGCGCTCGGCAAGAGCGACAGCATTTCAAACGACAAGTACATTGGGTTTACTCGTAAAATCCTAAACTACCTCGACCAAGGCAATTCACTTAACGCAGAGACGGGCGTACAGCTCGCGGCATTCCTCAAGGACTGTCCTGCGGAGGCGCGTCTTACGCTCTATAGTGATATCGCGAGCAAGCATAGCAAGGAGCTTCGACACTTCCACTCGCTTGTCAAAGACATGATTGTCAACAACTTCTCGGGCCGTGATAAATTCGGGCGCACAACCGACGATTCAGTTCGGAAGGCCTGATTAACCGCCCCTCGGAAGAGGGGCGCAGTTTATTTAAATTTACGGGTAAAAAATGACAGAAGAAAATAAAGAAACCTCTACAAAAGAACCCAAGATGAGAAAGATTATCACTGTTGCGAAGAGATTTTCTTGCAAGGATTTCCCATACAAGCACGGAGACGTAATTCGATATTCGAAAGCGGCCTTTGAGAAAAACTGGAACAACGAAATCAAACTATTCGAAACGCTTGAGGATTTGATGCATAACAAAAATAAGGATCTTGGTATTCTTGATAAAGATACGTTTATCATTGGAGATCTTTTCTATGTCCCCGTAGGTAAAATTCATCATTTCCTAATCGAAGTAATGTCGGCACAAGATAAACATCGGTATTTTATTCAGGTGTTTAGGGAACACAGCTATCAGTGGGACTTCTATATTCCCCTTAAGAGAAAAAAGGTTCTAAAGGAAGCGTGTATTTCCTTTGAAAAATTGACTTGATAATTTAAGTCAAGTGTATTATGCCAATGAAGAACACACCGAAAGGTGTGTTTTTTTATGCCAAATGGTTATTTGGGATGAAATTGTGCTAATCTATATGCATGGCAGAAATCATATCCACAATGAGCATGGCTTCTATGTTGGAAAAGAAGCATAAGAATATTAAAAAAACAAACAAGGAACTTTTCGCGGCATATAACAAGGCCAAACAAATTAATGACAAAACAAACTCTTACAAATTAAGAGAAGAACTTATTCGAATCAACTCTCCTCTTGTGCTCCATGTGGTGCACAAATATTATCATAATGTGCTAAACCATCATGACCCTGAAGACCTAGTACAAGAAGGACTTATTGGACTTATGAATGCAATTGAGGCATATGACGTAGAAAGAGGGTATCAATTCTCAACTTATGGAACATTTCATCTCAAGCAACAAATAAACCAATACCTTGACAGAGAACAAACTATCCATGTGCCAGCCCATGTAAAGCACGCGCAAAATAAATTACAGAGAGAAATCACAGGAGAAAAATATTGTAACAATATCAGCCAAGATGAATTTTACTCGAAAATACAAAAAATCGGCCCAGAGTCTGCGTCAAAAAGCTCCAAGGAAGAAATCACACCAAGAATGGTAGAATCCATTATTCGTGCAATGGAAGCTAGGAGAATTGAGTATTTTGAAAAAGATACAGAAAGCTCGCTTGAACATTATGACGAAGATAAGGTCGATTATGAGAAAGTTTTCGCCGCTACAATAAAATCATTCGAGAAATTATGTGAGGAAGATAAGGAAATTATTCTGTTAAGGTTCAACCTAATTAATATCGGTCAATAGGAAAAATGAATGATAGATAATTTTAGATCCCCATCAGGCAGTCTAGGCCAAGACACAGAAGAAATCGAGCTTGAACTCGAAGACTTGTCCTCCGACGATGAAAAAAGTATCTTCATACCTTATGATGAGTATATTGAAAAATATAACTTAGACGGACTTAGCGAAAGACATGCTACATATATGATTCAAAAGTTTCCTGATCTCTTTCAGGAAAAACTAGAGGATAATAATGATATCCTCTCTGAGGATCATATCTTGGCCGGAGATAGTAATATCCGTCTTATTACAGATCTTTACTCGGCAAGTATAAGGCAATTATTTTACAACCCTTTCTACTTGCCAAATTAAAAATTACTACAACTACATTATGACAAAAAAACAAAGAAAATACGCTATCTTAGAAGATTCATTAGGTTATCGCGAAATTGCGGATTACATAAAGCAGACCACAGGCAAAAAACACAACTACTCTTCTGTCCACAATCACTTCATTGAGTCTATGGAAAAATTAGTTGTCTACATTGCCAAAGAACTTGATGTAGATATTTCGCCGGAGCTTGCAAATGATTTAGCAAGAAACAAGGCTGTACAATCGAGCGTGCAAAGCATTTTAGAACAACATCTTGAGAAAACAAGAGTAAGAGCTATTTAAAGATATGTTACCAAGCTACAAACCAGAGATTTCTTTTGTATTAAAAACAAGAAAAAGAAAGCTAGCAAAATATTTAGAAGATCTAGGCCTTGATACCAAAGAGCAATTTTATGACCTTATTGGCGATAGGTACAGAATTGATCCCGACAGTGAAAAAATAATTGATAGTTTTTTTGAGGGCCGCAAAAATGCAGCCCAAGCACAAGAAAAACAAGAAAACACCTCAAAATCAAAGAGAAAAAATCAAAAGAAATCCGAAAAACAACCTAAAGAAAACACAGAAAAAAATACAACCAAAGAGGATTCGGGCGAAACGGTCCATGAAGAAGGACACTACTTAAATGTAGACACCGAGGAAGCAACAGACGAAATCGGTGAAAGGGAAGATTACACATGAAAGACAAACTTAAAAATATTACAGGAAAAGTCAAAAATTTCCTAAAGAAGATGTTCAAATTCGATAATGCCATCGGCGTATATCACGGAACTCTTTTCCTTGGAGCACTTGGAATTGTAAGTGTCGAGTTTCTTGATGCACTACTACCGAAGATGTATGTTTACTTACTTGTCGCCCTTGGCGGAACAGTGGCATACTTTCTACTCCTTAGAAAAGCGGCAGCCATTGAAAGCAAAAACGAACTAGTTGAAGATAACAAAAAAGAACCCGAAGAAATCTAAACCGCAGTTTATAAAATAACAAAAACCACGAGAGATCGTGGTTTTTTTCTTTAATGGGTTGACAAACAAAAAACCATGGTTATAGTAGAAATAACTTTATAGGAGAATCTTATGCTTATTGATTATTTTGAAAGAACACTTAGCTCTAACTTTAACCAGATCAACTATACGGAACAGACCCGCAGGGAAGATGGAGGATGTGATATTAAAATTCATGTTCCCGGAATCCCGCGAGAGGACTTATCCATTACAGTTGACGACAGCATGATGACCGTGGCTCGTGCTGGCAAGAAACCTCAAGTGCTCAAAAGGTACGACATCAAGGGTTACGACGAAGATGCAATTGATGCTGTTCTTGACTTGGGTATCTTGACTATTAGTCTACGACCGGCCCAAAACAAGAAGGGTAAGTTTATTGAGATTAAGTAAATCTTAGCTTCCTTATCTTAGCCCGCGAAATAATGCGGGCTTTCTTTTTTCTTTGATACTTATTGTTATGGATTTTCAGCTAAAGCTCATTATTGAAAGCGTTTTAGATGAGCTAATTACAGAGGACACTGTTCTAATTGAACAAGAAGAAGAGTTGGGCGGAGAAGAAGAGTTCGACCTTACTACAGACTTATCCAACATAGACCTCGAAACCGGAGCGCCCGCAGGAGAGGGTGTAGATGACGAAGACCTAGAGGCAATGACAGACGAAGATGGAAACATGACCGACGGCGAAGAAGGTGACGTAGGCGGAATCGTAATGGGTGTTCCAGATGATCCTGTTCAAGCCGTTATTGACGACGTTACTAGCGCAATGGAAATGACTCAAAGCCCACAAGATCTTTTAAATGTAGCAAAATCTTCCATCCAAATGTACTTTGATAACTATCAGGATGCGTTTTCTGTTGTGGATTCTATGAGAATGGAAGAACACCCCATATTTAAAGATATTGCCATGCGGCTCTCTATATTTATACAAGGAATGTAACCTATGAAATTCACCGAAAAACAACTCAAAGAATCTATCCGTAAGCAGCTACAGAAAAAATTGGATGAACTTGTTCCAATGGTAGAGGCAGCGGATTATACTGCAACAAAACAATCATCACTCTTTGCACAACAGGTCGCATTTGACCTTGAGCGTGAGGTTATTAAAAACCTTAATCTTGTCGGCCCTGATAACCTTGACGATAGAATTAGAGAAAAATATGATGTCATTATGGAAGAAATGAAAAGCATCATCGTTTCTGCAGTGCAGAACGCAATCGATCGACTCAGACCATTTCCACGAGTAGGGAGCGGCGAATAATGAAAATCACTGAAAAGCAACTTAAAGAACATATCCGCAGGTCGCTTGTAAAAAAACTCAACGAACAATCCATTGAGTATAGGGATATTCTCCCCGGAGAGAATAAAGAATTTTACGAGTTTGCGGAAAAGTTTGAAAACTTCCTCATAGAATCATCGGAAAAACTTCAAGAGCTTCGCGAAGAGGGTCGCAAAATTATGAAAGCCGATATTCTCGGAGGACATGATTCTTCGGTTAAGTCCGCAGAAAGAAATCGTTATATTCACCGATACGTTGGATATAGTGATAGAATTAATGAAATGCTCATAAGAACACTTGAGCAGATTATTCGTGAGGTATAAATGAAACTTCGTAATTTAAAAACAGTACATTATAATCTATTCGAAACAGCGTCCGCGCGCAGAAAGCGTCTTCTTCGTGAGCAAAACGAAGCCGATAGCGAACTATATGAAGCTCTTATGGATGCATTCCGCGAATACATTACAGACCCCATTTCATGGGACACAGATGACCAAGGGAATCCTCTTGTATATTTCACCGATGAGCAGATTCTTCAAAGTTACGACAAAACCCGCGCGCCAAAGTTTGTTCGAAAAATTATGAATGATGTTTTTGGTTCAAACGAAGTCGGCAGTGCAGAAGAATTATTCCGCATCTCTCAAGAAGACAAATATGATGCTCCGCAGGATATGGATCAACTTGCAAGGCAGATTTTTTATTCTGCCCTTGGACATGGCTCTGCAATTTCTGTAAAGCCTCCCGTTGGTTTTTATGAACTCCTTGTCACCGAAGATGATGATGGAGAACCATATGTTTGGTTTGAAGTTTAGTTTTTAGTTTTATATCTTGACCTTGTATAAAATCCATGCTAGAATACAGCATGGATTTTTCTTTAAATAAACACACAGATTTCTCAAAATTTAATGGGTCTATTATCTCTTTTAAGAATAAAAAATGCTTACACTCACTTGCAAGTGTTCTAAAAGCCCGAAGCAGCTATGGGTTAGAAGCAAGGATGCATCAAATAATAAGTCAAGAGTATGCGAGTGACAAAATTAACAAAAAGGCCCAATTTGTTCTAAGAGTCTCCCACCTAAATGGTATCTCTGATATTTCCCAACATGTTCTAGGTAATGGTCCTATTCTCATTGAAGAAGCCAAGGCGGGATTTTTCCAGACATGCGAACCGATTGATTTTGATAATATGTTTTACACACTTATAATTCGTGCTGATATTGTTCAGCTAGATAAAAAAAAGAGATCTACCTTATTGATTGAAAACAATGCCGATTATTTTAAAGACAAGTACATAAGGTCAGAGTTCAATAAAAGAACACTGATGTTTTCCCATGATCTATTGGAGTCCATGGTGATCTCATAATATAAAATCCATTATTTCAACAAATCTTATAGTTATCCTAAACTTAATGAAGGAATAGTTATGACAGATCAAACAAATAAAAATGCGGTTTTTTCGGGCGGCCAAGGCGGTGCCCAAGTGGTTCCTGATAAGGATTTAGAAGTTACAAGAGAAGATTATATCCGCTCGGAGCTAGGATTTGAGGTTCCTACCTCTCTTTGCCCTCTTCCCACGCAAGGCAAGATTTATCCCGAAGGACACCCTCTTTACAATGTTAAGGCAGTTGAAATTAGAACAATGACCACGCGCGAGGTTGCGATTTTAACAAACCCGGCCTCGTACAGAAAAGGAACAATTATTACAGAATTAATTCAGTCCTGCCTTGTAGATCGACGAATTAACGCCAATGACATTATTGCGGGTGATGCTTTTGCGCTTTTATACGCTATTCGATCTCTTGGCATTGACCAGATTTACAGTCCGGAAGTTACCTGTCCTAATTGCGAATCAAAACAAAAGGAGCATATTGATCTTAATGAAATTGAAATCAAGGGATTTGGAAACAAACCTGTAGTCGAAGGTAAAAACCTGTTTGAATTTATCCTGCCAAATTCGGGAAGAAAAGTTCATTATAAGCTTCTTACACTCAAAGAACAGCAGGATATTATTTTGAATACAGAACAGAGGAGAAAGAAAAACCTCCAACCAGACACGATTGCAGACACGCTTCGCAAGACAATTGTTTCTGTTGAGGGGAACACATCTCCCGGATACATTTCGACATTTGTAAATAATATGATTGCAAAGGACAGTTTTGCTCTTTCAAAACATCAAAAAGAAACAGAACCCGGTGTTGAAACGGAATTTTATTTTGTTTGCGGTTCATGTGATCATACGGAGGAGCTCGTCATTCCAATGACGAGCGAATTTTTTCGGCTTGAATCCTAGTCATACAGAAGAAGTGATACTAGAGCCAGCCTTTGGGCTTATGTATTATCTTGGGTTCACTTGGGGTGATTATATGAATCTTCCATTTAGATATACCCAGTGGTTCTTACGCAGAATTGAAAAGGAGATTGAGAAATCTCAAAAGAACGATATTCCGACAAAGGCACCGCATCATAATACGGCAGACATAAGGTCTCTAGTAGGAAAGGCAAAAATACCACAAGGTCCCGCAAGGACGAATAGGTAATAAAAAAGCCGGGGAAACCCGGCTTAGTTTTTAGTGCACTAGGTTGGTATTATCCCATATTGAACGTGCTGTTATTTGTGATAACAAAGTCAATCGAAACATACTCAAGAGTGCGCGTAGGCTGGACCCAGATTTTTCCTCGAATGGTATTGTTCTCAATGTCTGCCTGTGTTGTCGTAGAGGCATCAATTTTCACAAGGAATCTATCGAGTCCCTTCTGGTCTTGAATTCTCTTAAGAATAGGTGAGACAAGCTGTTGGAATCTTGCCAGAGTCTGTTCGCGGTTTGGCTCAAAAAGAATCCTGTCTGCGATTGGTCTAATTTGCCTACGAATTGAAATGAGCAATCTACGAACATTGATTCTTTCAAGCGAAGACTCATTTTGAAAAAGTGTTTTCTGGCCCCAAATTACCGTACCATCGGATTCGGCGAATGCGACAATAGGGTTAATGTTTGCGTCTTGTAGTGTATCAAGATTTTCTCTTGAAAGTTTTACCGCAGCCTCGTCAACGTTGGCTAGTGCGCCTCGCGTAAAGCCTGCAGGAGCAAACCATGGGTGCCCGATAGAGTCATTGCGTGCAAAGGCTCCTAGGACCGCTACAGAAGGCGGCACTGTTCGAATCTGGCCCGAAATGTTGTCTCTATAGATGACGTCTGGATAATAAGCTGCTCCGTATGAAGAATCGATTCCTCTTTGTGTAAACCTTCCAGAAGTGAAGCGGATGCTTGGAATTTGCTCCTCATTAATAATAAGGTTGTTGGTTCCGTCATATTCTTCAATATCCATAAGGTATACTGCATCAAACCTGCTTTCAACCGTCTGGAGGCCGAGGTCTGTGATAACGCTGTGCCTAATTCCGGGAGTTGTAAGAATTTGAATATCCACATCAAGGGCATCTCCCATTACCTCAAGCGCCTTGGTATAGGCTCTTACAGTAGGACCCTGCGTGATTCCTCTTGAAACATTGTCCATTTCTTCAACAATGGCTTGGTTTGAAAGACATTCGCTATCCTTATCGAAGATGCGAACCCCATCATAGCCGCCCTGCAAGAAGAAAGTGAATTTAGCTACTTGGCGAACGCCCGGATCTGTCAAGTCCGATGCGCGTAGCGCTCTTGTATTAGTAGTTGGTACAATTCCACCCTCTCTCACATACTTCCATGCGCCAAGAGTTAGCGTATCAGGAAAGCCCGAAGTTGTGTTGATAGTAAGTTCGATATTTTCTAAAGTAAATCCATTGTTATTATAACGATCTGGATCGAGGATTCCGTTTTCAACTGTATCAGGCTGTCCGATAAACTCCTCACCAACTCGAACGTTCATCCAATCTCTCTGGAAGTTGGGGAAATATTTTGTGAATGATACGATTGAGCTTTCTGGAACTGTACTTGAGTTTGGTTCAAGTACAGATGTCTGCCTTGTAAACTGAACACCCCAATATAATCCTCTGTCTGGTGCAAGGTTGGGGAATGAGCCTACATTAATCGACCTTCTATAAGGGATAGGCATCTCGGTGACACGACTAAATACGTTTGTGTCCGTAAGAACAGTAGCATCATATGCGTCAATGAGAGGATCAGTTCCCTCAACAGCCAAATGGTCCGGACCACGGAAGCCCATGGGTGCAGCAGTAGGGTCAAGTTCTCCAGCCGAAACTACTGGGTCCATTTCAACCCGAATAAATCTTGATCTATTTGGATAATCACCCTCTTCAACAAGTCTTTGTCTGCCTTCATTCGCATCGAAGTTGTAGAAGATGTTTGTATCGCCGATTACTTTACCGATATATCTGTCCGAATATGGATTAAGTGAAACACCTCTAAATCCTTCAAGTACAATTTTGTTCTTGTCTGTATCAACAATGTCTCTTACGATAAGGTCGAAAGTAGTATATGGATTTGTTGAATTGTTTCCGGGAACAATGTTTTCGATAGAGATTTTAATTCTATTGTTTGCCCATGTTCCATCATCTAGTGAGTGTACTCTAAAAAGATTGTGTACCTTTCCACCGAATTTCTGCGAGGTTATCCATGGCGATCGCGGCGCTTGATATCTGTCTTCAAAGTTTTCGAAAGATGGAACCGTTGCGGTTCCCTCATTCCAATTGGCCGAGCCTATAAGAATGAATGCTGCTGGCTCAACTCCATTGTTTCCCGGTACATCTGCACCTAGGGCTGGGTCAACTACTCCAGAACCTGTCACTGTCGCAAGTCCCGAATGAATACCGTAATGAGTATAAAGAACATACCCCGCTTCCTCAAGGAGAAGAGGATCTGTGTTCATTACATTAGGGAAGTAGTTTGGAGAAGAAACATCGAAAGAAGCGGTGATTACATTTGGATAAAGCGGATTGTCACCCTTGTGTCCATTAAGGAGAAGGACAAATTCTTGCCTTCCCCCGTCAAGGCGAACGCTTCCTAAAGGGCTTCCCGTGACATCTACGCCGGCAACGTCTGTTGGGAGAATATCATTATTAACCCCCGCAATAGATGCTGACAGATTAATCGCAACACCATTGGCCGACATGAGAACGCCCTGTATAACCGGAACTCCCTCTTCGGGCCTTCCAGCCTCGGAGAAAACTGTCGAATCGACTGATTGGCTCATAAATGCACCTAAAAAGTGCAGCCTACCTTCTATTCCGCCAGCGTTAGCGTGAGGGTTGTCACCAATATCACCACCGAGAGACTTCTGTGGCTGCTTTGCCCCAACAACAAATCCAGCACCCTTTACTCTGCCAGCATTGTCTCCAAGTGACTCTCTGGCAAGGCCCTCTCCTGCACCAAGAACTCGAAGGTAGGTGGCAGACTGTTGGTTCTGCAGCCACTCTGCTGCCGCAAGAATGCCGTTCGCGCGATCGTTTTCTGGCGCACCAAAGGTTACAACTAGGTCTTGTATCGTTGCTACCGTTGTTGGCACGAACGCCGGACCTTTGACAGAAGTACCAATCGAACCCGCTGGGATACCAACGGGCTGAATTCCTGTTGGCCGTGTTTGGTCAATTGTTCGTACGCTTACTCCGGCAGATCTAAATGAAAGTTCAGACATATTTTCTCCAATTATCCTTTATAAATATAGTTTTATACAAAAGCAACTCCCGCATTTGTCACGATAAGATCGAGATCAATGAACTCAATCGCCTTAGTTGGAACAACGCGAATCTGCGCGTTCATTCTAAGGTTCTCCACATCCTCTGCCGAGTTATTTGTTTCGTCACAGATGATTCTAAATTTTTCAATACCAAGCTTTGTCTGCAAGGTCGTGAGTTCGCTAGAAACATTCTTGACAAATTCAGAACGAAGTTCTGGTACGTTTTGATCGAATATAATTTGGTTACCAATCTGAATGAGAGTTCTCTTAACACTCGAAATCATTCGTTGTACATTGATGCTGTTAAGATCGCTCTTATCAAGCATAAGAGTATTCTGCGCCATAATGACATGACCATCTCTTGGGAACTTGACGATTGGGTTAATCTTTACAGAGTACATTCTCTCGCGTTCGTTGTTTCTAACCTTCACTTGTGTTCTTTCGACGAAATCAAGCGAAGCACGATTGAATCCTGCTGGAGCAAACCAAGGATAGGCAACCCTGTCATTATAGGCCAGCGCCGCAAGAGCCGCAACGGAGGCCGGAAGAGTCACACGAACCTTGTTGATTGCATCATATTGCGTGTAGTTAGGGAAATATGCGGCTCCATAGTAGGTATTGAGCGCCCTAGACTCAATCATGTCCGAAGTGAAATCCAAGTCAACATATTGTCCTGTATCTCCGTCGAAGATACGTTCGCCATTTGGATTATAATATGGCACATCAACCACATAGATTCCAAGACCATATGTTTCCATTTTGCTTAGAGCATAATCTACAACCAGTGGTTCTCTCTGTCCCGGAATTGCAAGGATGTTGATGTTAGAAATAATTGCATCCGTAATAATATCTGTTGCAATTCGATATGAGTTTACCGTGGAGTTATCAAGAGAAACACCTGTCTGATTTTCAAGAAAGCCCGGTGAAATATAGTTTACATTGGCGCAACCGTAGGCATTGCCACGTGACTCAACAGAGGTCGATCTATCGTTGAAAGTCCTAGCGTTTTTATCAAGAATGTTTACGCCATCAAATCCACCGTAAAATACCGTTGTAAACTTAGCGTATTCGGTAAATCTATTGAACTCGCTCACAGTTCCCTTTTGCAAAAGGGTTGCAAATGTTACTCTTTCATCGTTAGATATAGGGTCAACAATCTTATAGAACGAACCATCAGGCTCACCATTTCTAATATATGCCGCATCGCGCATGATAAGCGAAACAGATGAGGTAAGGTCGGTCAGATTCGATGCATTGAGCGCAACGTTGGCAAGAGTAAATTTGTTGTTATTAAAAACATCTGTCTTTGATCCCGTTACTAGTACGTCTAGTTTTGAAATACCGTTGAATTTTGTGATGGATTTAATAAATGGGTTAATTCTTGTTGAAACATTGGGATTTCTTGGATCCGAAATGATTCCAGTCTTGACTCCCCAGAAGAATCGATTATCAGCAATCTCAGTCGCTCCCGCTTCACCAACGTAGGATGCGGTGCTGCTCACAAGTCCTCGGGTTACCTTGAAAGTGAAAGGAATTGGCGGAACTACTGCACCTCCTATTCTTGGATCAGAAGGTGTACCGTCGAACGCAAGCCTCTCGCTTCCGGGAGCCGGAACGGTATCGGTAAGATCCGAGTTGGTCTTAAGGGCCTCTACTCCCCTAAATCCAAATGGAAGACATGTCGTAGGAATGTTTCCACGCTCAACTTCACTGTTCATGATAACTCGAATAAACCTTGAGCGGTTTGCATGACGACCACGAGTAACGACTCTTCTATCACTAGGATCTTCAACATCAAAATTAAAGAACGATCTCTTGTCTCCGATTACCTTTGCGATATAATTGTCAGAATTAGGGTCAAGAGTAACGTCATTGAATTGTTCAACAACAATAGGATTAGTATCCGTGTCATTGAAATCTCTTACAATAACAGAGAACGTACCGAACGGATTATTTGGATTTGAAGATTTTTGAAGAGAAGCAATCGAAACCTTGAATTTATTGTTCGTGAAGGCTCCATCCGAAATAGTTTCAAAACGAAAAAGATCATACTCCGTCTTGCCAAATGGCTGTGAAATAAACCAAGGAGTTGTTGGGGTTGTATATCTTGTATCAAATCTTCCGAAGAGATGAAGGTATGGTGAAGTAACGTCTCCGCCATCCGGAGTTGTATTTAGCGAGCCCGATGATAGAACAACATCCCCAGCAGATGTCCCAACTCTAGCAATGCCTTCGTCAATCGAGTAGTCCGAATAAACATAGTGTTGGTCTTCGACAAAGCGATTCGGGTCCGTATTAAGAATTTTGGCAAAATAATGGTCCGATGTAGGATCAAGTGAGGCCGTAAAGATTCTTACGCCCGCAAGGCCATCGTCCGAACCAAATGAAAGACCAAGAGAAGACGACACAGCAATCTTAAATGTGCGCTCCGTAGGATCTACGGTTGCAACATCTGTTGTGAGAGCTGGATCGAACGTGTCGTTGTACGACATGATGAAAATGCGCGCACTAGAAGCGGCAAAGAGAGTTCCGCGAACAAGGAAAACCTCGTCCGGAGCACCTGTTGTGAAATATGTATCGTTATTTGAGAAAATGGGGAACCCATAAGATTCTTCTGGGGCAACCTCGTGCCGCGCCGTGAGAAACTGCACTCCGCCTACGTTCCATCCGCTATCAGTATCGATAGATGCGCTTACAAAGAATCCTGCATTCTTTACAGAGCCCTCTCTTTGAGTTTTTTCAATATCGGCCAAAACTTGGTTGTTTCCCGCGCCAAGAAGTCGAATGAAGGTAAGAGCATTTTTATTTTCAAGGAATTTTTCTACTGCGTATGGTGCAGTGAGATGTGGTTTTGGGTCGCCAAAAAAAGAACGAAAGTCATTGAATGATCCAATTGTGTGTGGAACAAACGCAGGTCCCATCTCGGAAGAGCCAACTACACCAGCCGGAACTCCATAGGGTTCTTGCGATACAGGCGTAAGGTCGTACTCTGTAATATTTGTTAATGGAAATTTAAAGATTTGAGAAGCCATTGAGTCCCTTTATAATATCTACCTTGTTAAATAGTGGCTCAAAAGCGCAAACTTTTATTTATTTAAAAACTCTTCTAACGTTTTAGCATCAGACGCTCTATAAATCGTCTCTCCCCTTTTTTCGTTCGGTTCAAGAAACTGAACATATTTCCCCTTACGACCACGGGCATCAGGTTTTTCATAAAATTTCCATGTTACCATATCTTCGCTTGTGGTTTCTGTTATAGAATTATAAGGGTCTTCTTGGATATCGGTCAAAGTGAACATCTCTCCTGTAATTTTATTATTAAGTTTACTCTTCATCTCTTTCGACACAAGATGCCCATTGTATTCGCTCACGTCGAACGCAATATTAGGAGAAGAGAGCCACCTTCTTACCGGAACCATGTCGGTATCATCCTGTGGTGCCAAGAGATATCCTTTAACCGTTAGCGCAAAGGTGTAGCGAATAAGGCGTTCGGTATCAACATAGTCGTCAAAATTGTTGTCCGTCTGGGTATCTCCCATGTCTCCCATGAACCAATAGCCTTTAGGAGAAACAAGTAAGAATGTTTTTTTCTGTGGAAGATACGAACTCCAAATTTTTTCTATAATCTTATTCATACTTTGGACATAAGATGTCCATATCGTTACTTCGTATTGAGCCGTGAAAAATTGTGGTTGAGGAATTGAAATAAACTCCCAAATATTGTTGCCAAGATGAGGTTCAAGCATACCCCCTTCTCTAGTTCCCACATATTGATTTTCGTCATAGCTTCCTTGTTTTCTAGAAGTAGAATAATTCTTAAGAACATTATCGATGCCGAGCTTGTTAATTAAATTTTGATAGTTTCTATCTTCGCTGGCTAGTCGCTTTTTTATGATGAGATTTCCCGTTGTGGCGTTTATGCCTCTTCTTCTTATATCGTCATATTCTTGCGTGAGATTTGTACGACGGATTGCAATCGCAGGAAGAATAATGGTTCCCTGTCTATCCCTCATGGGTTTTAGTTTTTTTGCGACCGCAAATTTCTCGCCACCCGCATAAACAACAAATGGCTTTTTTTCCACAAATTTTCTTGTGGTTACATTTTCTTTTTCTTTGACCACTAGGCCAAGATCTTCATTAAAAAGACGGAACACAGCATCATCAACATCTTCAATACCACAAGGAGGTATTGTAAAATCTAGAGAAGGCTCCTCAAAATATCCCGTGTCTAGTTTATCTACAGGATTTCTAGGGTCTTGTGTAACTGTTTGCCTAGAAACATTCCGATGTTCTGTGTCTTTTTTTTTCATCTTAGTTAAATACCCTACTCATCATAAAGATGATGGGTTGTGTGGACCTGTCTATTTGCCGTCTCTTTTGCCAAGTCATCATCACCATCGGTATGCACCTTGGTTTTTCTAGGTCCCTCCCCGAGCGCAATGGGAGCAAGTTCTTCCTTGAGTCTATTGCGGACTTGTCGAACATCGCCAGTCTCACCATGTTCTTCGGTTTCTGAATATCCGCGCTGTTGTTCAAATTTCTTGAGAACTTGTGAATCTTTCCAGTGCTTGCTATCAAAAATCATTTGCTTGAAAATATCAAGGTCTATCTGTCCAGTTCTGGCAAGATGGCATTCTAAAGTAATAGTAGACTTGTGTTCGGGTCTTCCGTATATGTTCATGCTATCGACAACTGTGTCGATCTCATACATTTCGTCACCAAAGAGAAGAAAATCTCCGGTATATAATTTGATATTCTTGTCAATAAGATCTCGCGGCTGCACATAAATTTTTAATGTAGAAGCATTATCGATTCCGTGTATACCCATTTTTCTACTTCGTTCTGGTTGGTCGGGGATACAGTCGATACGAATAGGGTTTTCGAAAACTTTATCAATCGCCTCATCGTAGAGTTCGTTTGTTGCAGTTTTCTCCGAGGAGACAGGGAAAACATAAACAAAGAATCCGAGAACATCTTTGATAAATTCTTTCGTAAGATCATTAAAGAACTGTTGGTCTTGTTCTGTCGCAAATAACCTAGCCATTTATAATATACACTCCCTCGATAATCCTTGTCAGCATTTCCCTAACGACACTCTCGTCTGGATCAAGTCTTCTGCGAATTGTGTTGATGCTTTTCGCGGGAAGGTCTTTTGGCAAGCCGGACTTACTTCTAGGCAATCTCTCAAGAGAATCTAATTTATTCTTATATCTCTCAGGATCAAGCCCTTCTTTTCCTTTTGAGTCTTTGGCTATATTCTCCAAGTCAAGAAAAAAATCATCAAACTTATCACCAGTGTCTGCGACAAGATCAACGAACTTTCCTGCAACCTTGATCCAGTTTTTAATTACTTCCAAATCTGTAGTAGAGTGGATTTGTCTAAATTCTATTGTTCCGTGCTTTATTAACGATGTGTAATTTATTTTATGGTTTCTATCAACACTTGTAAGCAGCTTTTGAATAACGTTGAGATTTTTTTCTAAAGCAGTCCCATAGGAATCAATTGCGGTTTCGATAACCTTTCTTGTGATTGGCCTAGCCGAATCTACTCCCTCTTCTCTTCTATGGGCTCTTACAATGGTATCAAAAACATCTTCGAGATCATTATAATAAAAAAGAGCTATAATAGCCTTTTTTGCAAGTTCGCTAAAATTATTGTTTCGCACGAGATCTCTTGCATCAATATGAATATGAAATCCTGTAGTTCTATTACCTCGGACAAAATAGCCTACTTGATCAATAAATTTTTCTATTTGTGCAAACCCTGACTTTCCTTCAAGGATAGAAGAAACGAACTCCATTCCAATTTCGGTTCCTTCGTCAATTTTTCCACTGTCGATCGTTACATCTTCGTCAATTCTCCATCCGGGGAGACCCATAGCTTTTAGCAATGTCTTACCGTATTTTTTCTCTCCTTGCAGACTTCCGACAAATTCATTCGCAAAGGAAAACTCCCATCCTTCATACATATAGTCTGGTCCAAGGATCCCCATTCCTTTTAGCACATTATTATAAAGAGCGCTGTCTGTTCTTTTTACAAAAGCGGCAAATTCTTCTACGTCTACAAGGTACTCAAATTCGCATCCAAATTTTCTCATAAATTACCTAATACTAATTGTATATGCTGGTGGCACGGGAACGAGCTTATTGATTTCGAAAAGCTGTTGTGCTTTTTGCGCATCTCTTTCTGCTAGTTTGTCATAGGTGAGTCCGTCAAGAGTTTGGATTAATCCACCATCTCCATAAAGAAGATTATTTATGTCTTCTCTTCCCTGTTGGACAAGATCGTCGCCATTTAACTCTAGGTCCGATCCGGGAATTGGGATTCTCTTATATTTTGTTCTCACGCGCCCAAGAAGAACGGTTGCGGTGGCAAGGGTATATTGGTAAATCCAATTTTTGCCCCAAGGGTTAACCGAGTCATAATTTATATATCCCATCGGAATATTACCCGGATGAGACGCAACCCCTATGATGGAACCTCCGAACAATGGAGGAAAGAATCCGCTTGAACCAGAAACCGAAATAGAGTGAGATAATTCCGGCAACATTCCATCTGTCATAAAGTTTGGAAATCCTACACGAACCCATAGTTTTTTTCTAAATGTTTCTGTGTTTTTTGGAATAGGCCAAAGCCTTATGGTTCTTCCAGAAATACGGTATCGATAATGTGATCTGCGAATATATTGTGCTGCCTTGAGCATTTGCGCACGGATAACATCCTCATGTAGAGGAAGAACATAGAACCTTGTATCCGGAATATAAGACTCAACTGGAAGTCCTGTTGCGACAAAGTTTGACGCCATGTTTGAGTTGAAAACATATTGAATTGGCATGAAGTGATAAACTTCAAAAACCTTCATCCTTCCGGAACCCGACATATAAGTCCATAGAGGCGTTCCGTTTCCGTCTACAAGATCTGTTGTTAGATCGTAATCTTGCTTCCCGTCTTCAAGGTCGATTGAGCCTGAATAGGAGTCTCTAGACTGCCCGAATCCAATCAGAGAAGCATATGCCTCTGTTTGCCGGCTGTAGAACTCAAGGTTTGGCGTAATATACGTGTCGGTAAGGTTAATATTTGTAGTTCCAGTAGTTGGATCATATGAGCCTGTAGGTAGTCCTAATATAGAAGTTAGGTTTGACTTGGCCTGATAGTCGATTATTTGAGCATTGAATTGTAGCGTCGCCTCTTCAAAACACGCCCAAATCATTTTCTTAGTTAATTCGACTCCAACATAATCCTCGCCAAGTTTCCTCATAACGAAGATAACCATCTTGTCGGCATCAGACTGGAACGCCGCACTAGAATCCCATATTCCAAATGGGGTGGGATTCATAGTTTGATTAAACTTACTCATAGTAGTAAATAGTGGGAATAATTGCGGTGCAAACAATCAAATTTTTTTTGGTAAACTTTACTAAAGGTTTATATGTCAGAAGAAATTATCGAACACAACAGTACAAAACCGCAAAAAGATCCGTTTGCGTCGAGCACAAAAAAAAGAAAAATTCTTATCCTTAGCGATATCCCTCTAGCCAACTCTGGTGTGGGGATTCAGGCTAAAATTCTTATTGAAAATTTAATCAAGACAGGAAAATATACGTTTCGCTCTGTCGGAGGCGCACGAGCCCACTCAAGCTACCAGCCAATCCGAGTCAATGATGATTTTATTATTCTTCCTGTTAATGGGTTCGGAACCCCAGAGATGTTGAGAAATCTTCTTATCACAGAAAGGCCTGATGCCCTTCTTCTCTTTACAGACCCGCGACAATTCATTTGGGTATGGCAGATGGCGGACGAAATTAAGCAAATTTGCCCTATTGCGTACTGGCACGTTTGGGACAACGACCCTTATCCAGAGTACAATAACCCTTGGTATGACAGCACAGACCTTATTGCTTGCATCAGTAAGAAAACGTACGAGCTGGTAAAGCCAAATTTTCCGAATAAGACAATTTACATTCCACACGCATTTCCCAAAGACATGTATTATCCAATGTCGGAAGAAGACATTGAGGCCAACAAGGTCAAAAACTTCGGTCATAGAAAAGACTGGTTCAAGGTACTTTGGGTAAATCGAAATGCGGATAGGAAGTGCCCGAACGATCTTTTGGTTTCGTTCTCGGGATTTTTGGATCTTTTAGAGAAAGAAAAAGGACACCGAGAGGCAGTTCTTATCATGCACACGGACCCACAAGACCAAAACGGCCCAGACCTACGGGCCGTAGTGAATAGGCTTGGTATCGTAGAAAACGTATGGTTCTCTGTTGAGCAGCTTGATCATAGTAATTTGAACATTCTTCACAATATTACAGATTGCTGCATCAACGTTGCAAGAGCAGAAGGTCATGGGTTGTCCACGCACATTGCGCTACAAGTCGGCAATCCAGTTATTGTCACAATGACTGGCGGCTTGCAATCGCAAGTTATCGACAAGAACGGATTCCACTTGGGAGTACCACTTTATCCATCGAAGAGGTTTTTAAATGGATCGCAGACGACTCCGTACATTTTTGACGACTACGTTTCAAACGATGATACAGTGAATGCCCTTATGAAGATTTACAACCTCTCGAAAGAAGAGAGAGACGAAATCAAAGAGAAGGCGATTGCTCATATTGATGAAGAGTATAATTGCGAAAGAGTTGTGCAGGCTTGGGATGAGGCGCTTGAGCTTTGCATTGACGCATACAAGGAAGGAAAAATGCCCTTATGGGATTGCATCGAAATTCCCTTTCTAGGGGAGCCAAACAGAGATTCTTTGGCGGCCAATAGAGAAGAAAACAAAATATTAAAAAGCAAAAAGGGTAGAGAAGTAAAGGTTATCAAGGCGGATATTTGAGGTAAAAATGACGAACACTATTAAAAATAAAAAAAACGTTATTGTAAAGGGTCCACTATTAACGCAGTCGGGCTATGGGGTTCATTCAAGGCAGGTTGCAAGATTTCTATTTGACCGAGAAGATTCTGTTGGAGATGTTTCCGTATTCTGTCATCCTGTTAAGTGGGGTGTGAATCCTTGGATTGTTGACACTGAGCTTGAGAATGGCCTTATTGGCAGAATTGTTCAGACATCAAGACCTTTGCCAGAAGGAGAAGAGGCGGATATTAGTTTTCAGGTTCTTATTCCAAATGAGTTCTCTAGCGTCTTGGCAAAAACAAATGTTGGAATTACTGCTGCGGTAGAGAGTGATCGTTGCAATCCCATTTGGATTGACTCTTGCAACAATATGGATGCGATTATTGTTCCGTCGGAATTCACAAGATCGGTTTTAGAAAACACTGGCACTGTAAATGTTCCAATCTTTGTTGTGCCGGAAGCATTTCCCGATGAGTTTATCAATTATGACTTTGCATCATCAAACGTAGAGAGAGATGAGTTTCATAAGAATCTTGATTTCCCAACAGAGTTTAATTTTTTACTGTTTGGGCAAATTACCGGCAACAATCAATTGAACGACAGGAAGAATATTCCAAATGCAATTAAGTGGTTTTGTGAAGAGTTTGACGGAAGAAAAGATGTCGGACTTGTCATTAAAACAAATCTTGGAAGAAATACCCCTCTCGATAAGATGAATTCGTTTAATCTTCTTTCGAGGATGTTGTCTGAGGTTCGTGGTCCGAATGGTCCTAGAATATATCTTATTCATGGTAATTTATCAAACCAAGAACTTGCACACCTTTATACGCACCCAAAAATTAAAGCAATGCTAAGTCTTCACCGAGGCGAAGGATTTGGCTTGTCTCTATTAGAGGCGGCTGCACTTGGGCTTCCTGTTATTTATACAGACTGGTCTGCCCCTAGAGAGTTTCTAGGAAATAACAGTCTCACTGTAAAGTATGATTTGAAAGACATTGATCCTTCAAGGGTTGATGAGGTTATTTGGATGGGTGGCTCAAAGTGGGCGGAACCGATTGAGAGTGATGCAAAGAAAAGAATGCGTAAGTTTGCAGAGTCGCCAAAAATCCCTACAGACAAGGCACAAAAACTGCTAGAAAAGATACAAAGTAATTACAATTACAATAATATCAATAAACTTTATACGGAAGTGTTTGAGCAAATTGTTTTAGGACATGAGTAGAGTTTTTACAAGAATAAGAAATAAATTTGTAGGCGGCATTAGAAACGGTCTAGATGCTATTTGGGCCATTGCGGTAACTTTTGCCGTAGTTTCATTCTTTGCATTAATCGCCACAGGACTATATTTTTTATTTACTATTATAAAACTAACATGGGTATTGGGAATTGTAGTAATTGCTCAATTTGCCGTTATTGCCGTCATGGCTTTCTTTATTAGGAGGCTTGCTATTTTGGTAATGATCTGCGAAGACGACTATAGTGAATTAATTAATTCTCTTCGCGAAATCTATGGAACAATCCAAGGATTTCAAGAGCTTGAAATGTATTTTGATAACCAAGAGATAGCCAATAGCGTAAAAAACCTTACCGAAGATATCAAGTTACGACAAATGGACGTTGAGTCTTTGATAGAAAGATTCGTAAAAAGATCGAATGGTAAATTTGAAACAATTGTAGAGGCCCCAATCCCACCAGAGCACCAAACGTTTCCAGACAAGATAAATGTTGATGCAAGGTGAATTAATGGCTAAAAAGGATACAGCAACCAAATCGGTTGAGTCGGGCGAGGATGTGAAGAAGAAGGGTAGTTTTAGGGCTCCTCCTAGAAGAAGGATTCGAAGAAAACCCGGAACTACAATGATCAAATATTTTACCCAAGATACTCAAGATGCAATTGTTCGTTGGCAGAAAGAGGAAGACCAAAAAATCAAGGATGAGATTTATACAAAAGAAATTTCTTATGCACTCAATACTCTAACGGAGAATTTGATTAATGTATATGGCTTCAAGACTCTTCATGATTCAAAGGAGGAACTAAAGGCAGAATGCGTGCAGTTTCTTTACACGACTCTTCATAAGTTTAATGCCGACAAGGGGTCGAAGGCGTTTTCTTATTTTAATGTAGTGGCAAAAAACTGGCTCACCATAAAATCCAAGCAAAACACAAAGAGAATACAACAACATATTTCGATTGATGATCGGGACAATATTTCTATTTCGGATTTAGAGACTATTGAAAAGAAAGATTTTGTCGCGCCTTTTGAAGAATATAATCCAAAGATTGCAAAAATGGAACTGCAGGACATTGTTGACTATATTAAAACTAAAGCAAAAACAGAAGACGAACTTCTTGTCTTAGATTCTCTTGAGGAGATTATTAGCAACCTTGATGATCTCGAAATTATCACCAGAAGAAGCGTTTTATTATATCTTCGTGAAATCAGCAAACTAAACCAAAAACAGCTCAGTGCGGCTATGTCAACGATTCGTAAAAGTTATGCAGAATATAAGACTTATAAGAAGAACATGGAAGAGGAAGAGATTAATTCTTATGGCAGAACTCAACAGCAATTCATTGAAGAGTATTTAAGTAAGCCGGAGCCTAAGAAATGAGTAAATTTAGCGATAAAGATTTATACTATGATGATGGGATTGATTTAACATATATCCCAACATCCACTGCCGAGCACGATACAAGAAACGCAACAAACATTAATGAATTTAGAGAAGTTGTTGACTCCTTGACTGCCACAGAGGATAGAAAAAAAGTTCTTTGGAAGACAATATATGAAAATGCCACTAATGACAGAAAAAAGGCTCATATTCTCTTTGATGATCTATACACAAAGGTGGCCGGAGACACAGATCAACACGCCATTCACGGAACGACTCTAACAAAATATCTTGAAAGATTAGAGAAGGCCAATGAACAACTCATAAAATTGACTAAACTAATATCAGAGGCAGTTGATGCCGAAGTGGAAGAGATTTGGGATGAAGAAACAATGTACAAAGTCTTTGAGCAATCCAGCGAAAAATAAGAGTTTACAATATATATTCATTGCATTTTTCTTATTGTCGTGTGTTAGTTTTTTGTGGGTAGCCGCCTTTATGACTCCATATGGAATCACAGATTTTCTAATTGAAGGGGTACTTTATCTTCTTGTGTTTGTTTGTTTTTTATCTTATGCCGCATATGGGTTTGACCTAATATACTATTATTATAAAAAAATTCAAGCAAAAAATAAAGACAGGACAAATAAAAACAATGCCTAATGATAATCCAGTAGGCTCTGTATTTGTGACAAATACAAGAATTCATGCTTTCGATATTGGAGAAAAGGTTTATCCGCTCGAACTTGACAAAGGATGCACTTTTCTTTTTCTTGGTAGTCCTGATAAAGAGTCAGAAAAGTTTGCCACTGAAATTGGTATGATAAAAATTATTGTAGACGGAAAGACAAGATTTGCAAACAAAGATATTCTTTTGCGAAATTCTTCTTTATTAGTCCAATAGCCATTTATATTCATTCCACATTGGGTTTGCAGGATGCTGTGGGTTATTTCTGGCTTTAGAACCATCGTTTCTTAGATAACCTTGTTTTGTAAGCATTTCTTTTCTTTTTTCTATAAACTTATTACCTTGCCCGATGATGTTGTTGCTAGAAAAAATTGGCATGACAAGCTCCTCTCCTGTGGGGTCTCCGGTCCATGAGGACAACCCTTTGGTTGTTCTACTCATTCCAAGGAACATTGCCATTCTTAATTCGTCCTCGGAGTACTTTTGCTTTCCTGTGTTTTCAAAGAGGTTTACAGCAATAGCGTAAGCCATTACCAAGTCATCATTGTATCCTTTTTGCGCTTGAGCCTTGCCTGCCCTCCATACAAAGGTTTTTAGTTCTTCAACAAGCCTCTTGGAGTAAATTCGAATACTTCCATTCGTTAGAACGCTCTCAAATTTTGCAAGAAATGGACTCCGGTTTTTTGCCGAAGTGACAATGCCCGGCAATTCATCTTCCGGAATTTCTCTTGCGGTCATGTGAGCATTTCTTTGATACTTCTCATAGAACAAGTTTTGATATCCGATGTCCTTGAGTTCTTTGGCTGTCAGAAGCCCGTAGGAGTTTAGTTCTGGGGCTATGATGGCCTGATTGTACATGTTGCCCAAGTCGGACAATACTTCTGCAAATTTAACAGGGTCAATTTTATTTCTATAGTCTGATACGACTTCTTCTTCATCTATGTCTATAATGCAAAACGTAGAATAGTCTTCTGCGTTGCCTCGGGCGATATCGGCGCTTATGACATACTTGTGTCCCGGAACTGGCTCTTTCCATATCCAAGCATGATGGTATTTTTCATGCTTAAATTTTGGAGGCTCTACTCTGGATTCTAAAATATCCATAACCTCACCGGAAATAAACGTATCACCCGAGCCGTTGAATTGACATAAAAGCTCTTGCTTTACGCCGCGTTCGCCTTGGGCGGCAATGATTGCGCTTCTTTGTTTTTCATACCACTCTTGATCTCTTTCCGGATGAACGGTCCAAGGGAGTTCTATTGCCTTAAAGTTATTCGTTCCTTTTTCTGCACCGTCCCAAATTCTATGAAATAAATTACCAACTCCGTTTGGAGAAGAGATTAGGATCGCTTTTCCTCCGGTGTTCGATCCAAGAATGCAATTCTGTAGAAATGAATGGGTGCCGGGAACGGTAAAGTCGTAAGTGATATTTTCGGACTTCTCTAATGAAACAACTTCATCCCAAAAGAACGTTCCGGCATGTTCGTTGAAAAACTCTATATCGTCTTCATTTAATTCTATTTTAGACTGTATGGCAGATTTAAAATTATCAAGCCATCGCTTCGTAACATATCTAGATTTACCATTTTTCGCATCAGTAAAACACTTGTCTATTCTGACTCCGTGGTTCTCTCTCAGAGAAATACCTGTGAAGCCTGATCTTTGAATAAGTTCTTTTATTTTGCCTTCTATTTCACGGGCTGGAATTTTATATTGTCTATAGTCATCCTGTTCCCTGTCCTGTATAATCTCTAAGCACTTTTGATGCTTATAATCTATTTTAAATCCAATGTTGTCAACAAAAATCTTTGTTTGGCTTAGTGGTATCGTCAGTATCCAGAAGTCGCTTATTGATTGTAGTTTTTTCCCTTGCGGCATTACTCTGATTCCGACTGTTTTTTCCCGGACAAGATCAGAATTTCCTTTATTCACATTTGCCATAATGCCGTAGTTCAAGAGAATACTTTGTGTTTGCTGAATGAGTTTTTGGCTGGTTGAAGAGATCGTAATGCCGCGCTCGCTTACCGATCCATCACCATCAAACAACCCAGATAAGAATCCAGATACGGTTTTTTTATTTCCCTGCAAGACCGCTTTGGGTATCTCTTTTTCCCTGCAAGAATCCATCGGATTTATCCCGTACCTGACAAACTCTTCGACTGCCGCTTTAGAATAAAGGCTTAGTCTTGTTTTTCTTGACTTGTTCTCAGTGAATGTTTTTCCCGACAACTTGTGTCTGAGGAACACCTCCCTAAACTCTCTTGCCGAGTTCTCTACTTGTATTCCTTCAAACGACCACCCATTATTCTTTCTTCTTTTTAAAATCCATCCCTCCGCAATATACCCGCCAAGCATGTAGGCCAAATCTTCGTGAAGATCAGTTTTTCCAAATTGCCTCATGTTGCTTTCAATTCTAAAGTGATCACCTAGTCGGACATGTTGCATCTGCACCATTTTTCCTTTACCGTTGTCTTGCAACACATAAAGAGGATGAATAGGGGTTGTCTCAATGCGATGACCAGATCTTGTGGTTGCAATAATCGTTTCATTTATAGGCGAAACGTAGCCATGAGACGTATACTCCATTCCGTTTTTGCCATAAATGGGTATCTTTAATTCGAAATAATCTCCCGGCTGGTGTCCTTCGGGGAAATAGTTCGATATTTTTTCATATCCCTTGTCCGTTAGAATAAGAGTATCCGCGGCCACGCACGAAAGCGTAGGTTGAATACCAACCCAAAGTTCTTCAACATCCTTAATATGAGCCGCCTCATCGATTACAAGAAGAGAAACAGCGGATCCTCGTGCAGCATTGGCGCTGGCCGCGATACTTTGTACTTTACTGCCGTTCGACAATCTCAAGGTAGACTTATTTCTTTCGATAACCTTGGCAATCATAAGCCAAGGCGGAAGGTTATCAAGACCAGTCAAAACCTTGTCTTGGAACTTTCTTGCAACCTCCGCCTGCGTTGCTGCCACAAGGATACTCTTCTCTCTAGAAAAAATACACATCCACAAAGCATACCCAGCTGCAAGAGTTGAAAGACCGAGCTGTCTTGATTTGTTGACAATGGTGTACTGATTTTCAACAAATGCCTTCAAGCACTCATCTTGATATGGGAATGTTTTAAAATCAATAAGCCCCCGGACTGGCTCTGAAATCTTAACGTATTTATTAATAAAGTACGAAGGATCTTTGGCGCACTTGATCATTTCCTGTTTTTGTATGGCAGGAGGCGGCGCTTTTTTTCTACTCATATCACTACTAACTAGTTATATTGTGAGTTATTTTTTAAGTTCGGGGAATAATTTTTCAAGTCCTGCTGCAATGCTTTCAAGTTTTTTGCTTGTTGATTTTGTTCTTTTAAATACAGAGCCGAGCACTCTCACAAACCAATCGACAGCGCGACCAAACGTTGAAGCCTCGTCAATTTTGACTCTCTCTCTTCTAGACCTTGGTTTTTTCTCGGTATCCTTTTTAACCTTCAGGTTCTTTCGCACCATTTGAGATTTCTCTTTTATCTGGGCATCTCGGATCTCTTTTGAAATCTTTGCGATCTCTGGGTTAATTTTGGCAACCTCTGCCAGTAGGCTTTCATACAGCATTTTATAATCTGGCTGTACTCGAAGGCCTTTTTCTTCAATTGTAAAAAGATATTCAGCAACCTTGAAGGCGTTAATTTCTAGACTTATCATTTCTTCCGAAAGAGCAGACTGTATCGTAGATGCTGTCCTAGAGAGATCTTTGCGTTTGTCCATAATTTCCTTGATGGACTCTTCGTACTCCTCAAGCTCTTCCGTAGCATGAATCAAATTGGACGCAAGTTGGACTACGTTTTGGCCACGTTCGGACGCCCAATCAAATTTTTTTACTTGTTCTGCAATGAACTGATTTAACTGGCTTTTTGTTAGAATTACCATGATATTATATAGCCTTAAGTATCATTATTTTCTACAATCGTGAAAATTATGCTAAAATTTATGTACACTCGGAAATAGACAGGAGAATTCATTATGAGTAAAAACACAAATACGCCCGCTCTCGATATCGCACCTTCACATGTTTGGGGACTTCTTAACACCAAAACTGGCCGCATTCACGCCCTCCATGAGACGCGCCGTGCAGCCCGTGGTCGCAAGAAGGCGACGGACCGTGTTGTCCGTCTTGATGTCAACCTCCCCGCAAAGGGTCATTGATAAGCGGTTGTTTATAGAAGAAAAAGGCGGGGACAACCCCGCCTTTTTCATTTAAATCCTACAGTATGGTATTTATACCATAAACTTATAGAAGGTATTTATTATGAATGTATATTTTCTCTCATTGCTTTTAGCAAAAATTGTTATTGGTGAAGCGGGTTTTTCTGCAACAGAAGATGATGTAATGGCCCACCATGCCGTAATCACGAATAGATCAGAGGCCCGTGGATGGTCATATGCTGGCGCAGCGAGACTTTACTCACCGAGACACCTCGGAGTAAAGGAGAGTCCTCGTCCGTGGATCTCAGAGCTAAACAGAAGCCTTACAAAACCCCCCTCTTGGCCCAGCAATGTTTCTTGGGAGAAACACAGACCACAATGGAAAAGAGTCCTCAAAACAGCTACAAAGGCAGTCAAGGGAGAAATCGAACAGACTTGCGACGCAGACCATTGGGGCGGACCTGTTGTAGACCGAGACAGAATTGACCGCGGAATTGACCGCGGCTATTGGGAGGTTATTGACTGTGGAAACACAAAAAATGTATTTTTGAAAATTATTCGCAACACAACTCCAGATCCTGCCGAACAACCAGAGGAATTGGAAGAAACTTTAGAAGAAAATGAATCTCAAGAATCCCTCATATAAGATTATTGCTGTAGGAATCGCAATAATGGCAATCGGAGCCTGTGTTGCAGTATATCCTCTTATTGCTTCGCCGCTAGCAATGAGGCGGCTTAATATAAGAAAATAAACCCAATCCATTGAGTAAATCCAAAGAAAAGATACCCCCTAGTCGTAAGAAGCAATTAAGACGAGATCGTAATCGTTTGTTTATTGGAAACTACATTAGGGGAAAGCATTGCGTCGATTGTGGCGAAGAAGATTGGAGATTATTTGAATTCGATCATCTTCCCGAGCACAAGAAATATAAAGACATAAGCACCCTCATAAGGGGTGCTTATTCTATAAAAACAATCGAAGCAGAATTATTAAAGTGTGATATCGTTTGTGCCAACTGTCATCGCATAAGGACACTTGAACGACAAAAGAATTGGCGCACAGAATACTGGGAAACCGAATGGTAATAGACTTATATTAATATTTGCCTATTCCATTCTTTGGATCCCAATCCAAAGGAACAAATGTTCCGGACCCTGTTCTGTACCCACAGTCCGTTTTTAATCCAAGCACATCCACTGCATATTTTATGACAATCTCTTTCCAAATTGCCTCACCGGGGTCTGCTCTTCTTGTGTTGCTACTTTGCCTATGTGCATAAATGTACTCGATAGGCATACCTTTCTTTCTTCCTTCTTCAACAAGATACTTTAGAGCTTCTTTTGCAGCATCGATTGTTTTACTATCAAGGGATCTATCTTCTTTTGTTTTATTTTTTTCTATGCCCGCGTAACGTCCTTCAATTTCAATTCCAAGAGTAGAAGAATTAAGAGTATTGGCGTGATTAAGATATGCCTCAAGTGGAGAATGCACAACCCAGAATCCATCATGAGAAACACAGGCATGTGCGGGGATGTTTAAAAATCTTCTGGCCTTGGCGAGATCTTTATCTCCACCAGAATTTGAAAGCTGCTTGTCGCTAACACTATAAGAAATACCAGTTTGGTGAATTGTGATCCCTTTTATCTTCTCGGGCTCTCTCATCACAGTTTTGCCACCACTTGTCTTACTCTTCGGAATAGGAGAAGCCTGTTCTTTGATAAGATCATAAAATTTAATTGCAGAGACTGGATCTTTTTTAAGAGAATCATCTACAACTGTATCCTGATCAAAGAAGCTATCAATATCGTCTTTGGTTTCTTTGTTGACAGCATAGATAATCTCTTCTTCTTCATTTTCTTCTTTGGGGGCCGCAGAAATCTCTTTGTCAATTTCTGTTATTGTAGTCGGCCTTCCCTTTGGAGGAACCATATTCATATCCACAGATGCATTGGTTTTGCTTCTGCGAAACAGGCTTGCAATGAAGCCAAAAATACCCATAATCAAGCGAAGTAATATATTCATTGTGTTTTTTCTTTCCCTAAAGTTAAATAGGACTGCAGACTGAAAAACAAAAAACCCACTCGCGTACAAGTGGGTTTCAAGGCAGCAACAATGTATAAAAATCTTAGTAGAGAAGGGCTGCGTTGTCGAAGCGTAGAGTCATTGTAATCTCGCTGAGATCGTCCGACTCGTAGTCAACATCGCCAAAGTTTGCCGAAGTAACAAAACAACCTTTATAATCCCACTGCTGAACAACGGTTCCGGGGCCGTCAAGCATCTTGATTTGGCAGTCACGCTTGTAGAAGTCCGCATAGCCTGCTCGGCCCGAAACGGACTCATAGCAGAGCCTGATCCACTCCATTACTTGCTGAGAAGCCGAAGGTGCAATGGCCTCGTGTAGCGAAACGTCAATTGTTCCAAATTCTGTTCTTCCTGCAACGTATCTTGTTGCATTGATCCAGCGGATTGTTTTCTCAGCCGTTGTGTAGGTTGGTCTGGCTGCTTTTTTAATAAGATACATATCAATACCTTCAATTGCAAAGACAAACCGATTTTTAAGCATCGGCTCAAACTTAGCCGGGAGCATTGATGTAACGTCAAGTGTTTCTGCCATTTTTTCCTCTTATAAAGTGTTTCCTTTAAGTATAGTGCTTTATATGTTTTGGGAATTTTAGCACTATTTTTTAAATCCTATGATTTTTACAGAATCTCCAATTCCCACAATCGGACTGCCGCTCCACGAAGAGGGCATCTCGATAATGTTTTTCGATGAAGGTGTCGTGTAGATTTTGTCCGACTCGGATTCCATTCGGATAATATCAATAATATCTTCATTGATATTGAGACAAATAAGATCTATATCGAAACTAACATTCCTCATATGAAATGATCTGCTACCTACTTCCGGATAAACAAAAAGCAGACCTATATCTTCACTTGGTTCTCTTACATTTTGAAAACCAACGGCCTGCTCTGACCTCGTAGTAAGAAGCTTTAGACTAACAGGAAACGTACCAATATGAGCACTAACAATTTTCATCCCGCTAGCAGCCTAAATTTCAAACTTTTTCTTTGTTAATTTTTTCAAGAATTCGATTTACCTTTTTGAGCTTTGCCATTTTTTCGTTCACAAGCCGCGTGCGCTCTTGAAGAGTAGCTTTTTCTGCCTTTTCTGCTCTGCGTGACTCTGTAAGTTTTTTAGCAATTGGCTCAACTGCTTTCATTCGCTTATCAAGTTCTTCTTCAAGGATCTCAAGAGTGTATTTTCTAATTTGTTCCTCAAGCTGTTCCTTGGTGATTGTTTTTTTGATAACTTTACTCATATTTTTTATGCTCCGATACCATTAAATAGTTGACACTTATGATAAGTATGCTATAATGCAAGCACTATGATCACCTTCGGAGCCATTCTCATCATTTTCTTTATTCTCACTCTGGCATTCATTGTTTTCAACAATGCCGGACTGCTGGCAAAGATTCTTTTGCTTGTCGTCTGTGGTCCTCCGCTCGTTATCTCGGGAACTATTTGTGCATGGACCACCATTCAAGTTGTGGGCGGAACTAGTCAAAACACGTTTCTTGACACCATCAATATTGGAGTGACGGGCTCATGCTTTGTTCTTATCGCAGTTTTTATTAAGTGGTGCCTCGACACTTAGGAGAATTTACGGACAAACAGAGAATTGCCTAAATTGTAAACCCTCCAAACCCCTGCATCTCTAGCAATTTCATTTTCAGACTTCCCGTTTTTGGCTCGAAATCTAAATCTGTTGTATGATCTTTCGCCGTCCGTATAAAAATACCCAACCTCCGTATCGCTCTGTTTAATAAACTTATCGTTATAAGATTCTCCGCTGCCTATCATCAAATCAACATAAGATATAATCCCCAAATGTCCTAATTTTTTATAATGACTTTCTATTTCTCCAATGAGCCTACTAAACCCTCCGGGAACCACGTGTCCAATCTTTGATGCAGATCTTCCAATTTCTATTAGTCCCAATTCTCTGTATTTTTTATGCAAAGGTGTCCTCACAGAAATCAATTGAACGATCTCTCTTGTGTTTTTATCCCTCAGGCCATAATACCCAGAAGCCGAAACATGCCCGTTCAAATGATTCTTGTCAAAAAATTCTTGCGCCTCACTTGAAGAGACAGAGCAATCGACAATAAGTTTTCTAGCCCCTATCGAAATAATATTTTTTCTTACCCTGTAGTAAATCATCGATTTGATAATTTCTTTTTTCTTTTCATTGCGCCAATCTGTTGACAAGAAAAAGTACGGAACATTGCCTTCTGAAATAATGTTATTTTTAATATTACTTAGATAGTTTTTATCTTGAACCTTGCTGTCTTCTACATCTACAAAAACAAATCTGTTTTTCCCAAGGTTGCCTAATCCTGAAACAAATTGCTCAAATGATTCTTTTGGATCATTTTTAATTCTACCCTGATCGACAACAATGGGATTGTCCACACATACCCCCTCGTGAGAAAGAAGCCCTCTTTCATTCGCATAGGGAACCTCACAATATGAACAGGGAATACCTTTGTTTAGTACTTTGTTGATTTTCTCTAAGTCAAAGTGCTTTTTGTAAAATACAAATATTTCTTTAAGTGCCTTGGGAAACTTTCCATCGCTAACACATGTTTTATTCCTATTGGCAACCGCTCGAACTGTTCCTTCTGTGGAATCGATACTGTCTGCTGCAGAAACACAAGAGTCAAATTCTTCAACTGTGTTATTTTTATAATTGTAGACAACAACAGGATTTGGCTTCTTTCTTCCCTTGAAGATCTTGGGAGGATTTTCTACTTTCTTATCCGCATATTCCCATCCATACCCTCCACTAGATAAAGAATAACCCGCACAGGCAGCGTAAATATTTCTCGGGTTCAAATTCATTTCTTTGGAAGCATCAACAATCGAACCAAACGTTCGGATCAATTCTTTTTTTTCAAGGCTCAACATATTGACTCGGACACATCTGTTCTCTACGTTTGGACCAAATGCATCTTTTGAAATATTATAACACATATCTTTATCATAAAGTTTATCTAAGGTTTTTTGCTCCATTTCGTAAATCTTTTCTCGCGAAAACTTTGGATCTGCTACTTTGATAAACTCTACATAAAATAAACTTGGCCTTGCATTCCAAGCTCTTTGAAGAATAATATTCGCATGAGTGTTGTTTTTAAGAGCCCTTAAATGCTCGTCAATTCTATCTTTGAAGACTCCCGCGCTACCAATATAAAACTTACCGTTTACCGTGTTTGTGATTTTATAAACCCCACCATTTGTAACAAGGTTTCTTTGATTTTTGGGAATATAGAGAACGCTAGAATCAATTTTCTTATGTTCTTCTAGATATTCATTAATGATATAGGATTTACTATGAATAGCGTTGAGTACAATATTTTTTGAATCTGCTGTTATAATTTTTGCATCATGGCCTTTTCTAATGTGAGTTCTAGTTGAAGTCAAAGCAGAAAACACAGTCCTACAATCATTGCAATAACCTAGGATTTTTTCTAACGCCTCTGCCTCTTTGTGTAAAAGATACCATCCATTTCTAGTAAACGTATTTCTTCCGTCAAGAAGACGCCGAAAGGCGTCTGGATCTTTACCCAGATTTTGCTCTCTAACCGTAACCGCAATTGGGTTTTTTAACTCAATAGTTTCTTTGCTAAAATAGTTTTTAACTATTCTGCTATTTTGCTCCATGTTTAGATTATAACACATGGGTATGACAATTGCAAATCAATCGTAAATTAATTTTTGGATTCATTTATATTAAAAACAAAACCCCCGAATTTTCGGGGGTTGTCTTAGACTAGGTACGTTTGCTTTTTATTCTGTTTGTTTATAGGGGCTTTATTTTTACCCCTATAAACAAGCTCTAAAAGCTAGATTACCGAGAGGTCAAGAACCGTAATCACGGCGTAAAAGTCCGACCTTAGCATCTTCTTTCCGTAACGTGTCATGATGCCGCGACGTGGAGTGAAGTCCTCCTGAGCATAGATGACAGGCGTAAGGATAAGTGGGACGTATGGTGCGTAGACGTATCCTGACTCAAGGAATGTGTTGCCCTTAAGACCAACAAGGATCTTGTTCGAAGGGAAGTAAGGATCCTTGTAGACCGTGTAACGGCCATTGAGGACACCGGCACTCTCGGCACCAACTGTCATAGAATCCTTGACCTGACCATCGCTGTCGATCTTGTATGCGGCCTTGTATGAGACAAGGTGCTCAAGGATCGTGCAGACCTCTGGCGATGTAACGATAAAGTTACCTGCGCCGCGGAGAGTCTTCTTATAGATCATGTTCGAAGCGTGCGAGATAGTCTCGACAAGGGTCTGGTACCAGTCCTGCACGTTTACGAATGCCATTGGGCCGGGGCTAAGAGCACCGCTCTGCATGATCTCTCTACCCGTGTTCATGTCAACCATCTTGCCGGGAGCACGGCTCCAGTAAAGGTTTGCAGCGTTACCCTGTGTGAGAAGGTCGTTAAGGATCTCACGGTCGATATCCATTGTGATCATCTCAGAGAGTACGTTTGTAAGCTCAACCTCGATATCGATCGAGAAATAAGCCGAAACGTCCTGCGCCTTTTCTGGCGACCAACGAGCCCTGAGCTTACGCGTAGTGGCTGTGACGTTGGTTGACTCAACTCGTAAATCCACCTCTGGAATGCGTGGGTTTGCGTCAATGTTGAAGTCTGTCTCGAAGCTTGGGATAGTAAGTGTCGAACCATCAGCGTTGACGCTAAGCGTATCAGCGATTGCGGCGCTGAGGCTAAGCGACTCCCCAGTGAGCGTTGGAGCGGCACCTGCGTTAGCAAGTCGGATCACAAACTGAATATGTGTTCCGTTGAATGCGTCTGGCGTGAACTGTGTGCCATCCCAGTTTCCGCGCTTGTTAAGGCGACGGAGGTTAAGGACTCCACGACCACCTTGGAACTTCTCACCCCACTCGGTGACTGAGCCGGGGTTTGTGCCAACATCATAAAGATTGATTTGATCGACCGACTCCACGTCTGCACCGATGATCTTTGTGGTGATCTCAGTGACGGGGATATGAAGAAAGATGAAGTCAAACTCATTATCAGCAAGACCTCTTTCAAGCCTCTCATCATATGATGCAAAACGTGCGTTGAAACCTACATAGTCTGTAAGATCTGCAACCGGCGTTCCGGCTGTCCAGACGCCAGCAACCCATGAACCAAGGTCTGCGTCATCGGCTTCGATTGTATCGTCCGACTTGTGAACCTTCGAGAAACCTGTACCGATAAGGTCGTACTGGCCGCCTGTTGCAAGCGAGCCCGAACGGATTCCGGCACCTCTTGGGTTGTTATAAACCGAGTCGCCATATGCGTATGTTGGGCTCTGCGCATTCGCATCAAGCATCGTACCTGCATCGCCACCGACATTGCTGCCGTAGGAGTAATCGAGGTAGAAGATAAGACCCGATGGAAGGCTCATAGGCTGTACCGAAATAATCTCGCTTGAGATAAGACCGGCAAAGACTCTACGAATAAGAGGGAACGCAACATTGATGAAACCAGCAACCTGACCGCTGCTAGCCATACCTGCACCGCCCATCGAAAGGGCGTTGCCCTCTTGGAGGAGGTGAGCCGCTTGGTTCTCTAGCATGAGCGAGAGGGCCGAGCGCTTAGTTCCGCTAAGCCCCTCAAGAAGACCAAATCTCTCCCACTTACGCTCAAGTCTTGGCGCGTCGGCGAGAGGCCCCTTGCGAACCGCAGTTTCCACTAAACTCTGAATGTTAAATTTCATTTCTATTATTCTCCGTTATTACTTTCTGTTTTTGATACCGGCTAGTGTCTGCCAGCGTTCGACCGTACCCACATTCTCGTTAAGTGTGCCGGCCTTTCTGTTAGAACGATTCACGCTCTCGTTTAAGGAGCTGCCCGCTGATCTGGTCACTCTGCTCGAAGAACCAGTCAATTTACGCGATGTAGCTTCATTTAGCTTCTTTTCAATACGAGAAGCAATTCTATTTGCCTCACGAATGGAAGTAGCTCTGTCAAGATGCTCTACGATTTGGCGTAGAACCTTCTTGGAAAGTCCCTCTCGCACTAGGAACTTATTAAAATGTGTAAGTTTTGCAGCGTAAAGATTGGCCTCATTAAGGCTCTTACGAGTTGCACGTCTCTCAGCCTCGCCTCTCTTAAGAGCAATGCGTGCCTCACGAAGAAGAGCGATTGCCTGTGCAGATCTCTTTCTCTCTGTGAGTTCGGCTCTCTTTGTGCTGCGGCCTCTTGCGCGTGCAGCGCTGCGTCGGATAGCCGACTCCTTGAGAGCAGCAAGCTTCGCACGACGGGCACGGAGGTAGCGGAGTCTTGACTCGGAAACAAGCTCATCCTCATCTTCGTCCTCATCATCGCTCTCATCATCAATGATAATGATTTCTTCGTCATCATCAATATCGCCAAGAAGATCGTCTGTGCTGTCCCCAAGAACCTCTTGTCCGTCTACGATTTCAACATCGGCTTCGATGTCTTCTGCACCAAGACTTGCAAGTAATTCTTCAACCTCATCGGGGAGATCAATGTTAACGCGAAGCGACGCATCATCGTCATCAACATCAACGCCAACACCAACGTCACCGTCGAGATCAAGGTCGAGATCACCACCTTCGTTCTCTCTAAGTGTTCTTAATTTTCTTCTCATAGCTTCCTTTCGTAACTTTCTTTGTTCGGAAATTGATAAACCAGTGACCTCATATTCAACACATGGGTCCTCTTCTGTATCACCAAAGCCCGCAGCGCCAAGTGCGATATCTTCATTTGCGTCAGTGTCGGCATCGGCAGCGTTTTCGGTGACAAACTTTGATTGTTCATCCTCGTCAATAACAGGATCTGCTTCGTCCCACGGCTCTTCTTCGACATCTAAATCGTCACAAGAGAACTCGCGTAAGAAGTCATCTAGTTCAGGCGACATACCGCTTTGATCGGCGGCGTGTTCGCTTGCATCATCCTTAGTGGCAACGCCCGTCTCGCCAGTGCTTAAGGAGTCCTTTGCAAGAGATTCCACATCTTCGGAACCTTCAAAAAGTCTTGCAGCCATTTTCTTGAGTTTCATGTTTTTTTCCTCATTGATTTTTTTTGATTGTTTATAAGTATTGTGTTCGGCTTCGTTTAGCTTTATAAATAAGAACTCAAGCCGATTCTCGGCAAGCGTTGCCTGCTTGCGCGTAAGGACACCTAGTTCTTCTAGGCGCTCAATTTTTTCTTGAATGCGAAAAAGTCTATGCTTAATCGATTCTTTCATGATGGTCGTAAGATTGGTTTTATAAAACGCCCTATCAACAACACTGACAGCTTCATTAAGTTCGTGCCTTAATGACTCCATTGCCATTGCTTCGTCCTCTTCCACGGAAACTTCTTCCGAGTCTCCCATGTCAGCATCAAGGTCAAAGTCTCCATCAAAATCATCGCCAAAATCATCTCCCGAGCCGTCCATTGCTTTATCGGCCTCGGGCATGTCGGCAGTAATTGTGACATGAACATTTGCACCAGCTTCTTTGGCGCTGTTTGCAAGCTGTGTAAAATCAACTCCGCTTGGAGCAATTGGAGCAGTGTCAGGAACTGCCGTGGGATCGCCAGCCACAATAGGTGCAGGCTCAGTCGCTTGATCCATATTGGGATCTGTCATTTGGTCAGTTCCCGCACCAGACGGATCAACAGGAGGAGGCGCTGCCGCCATAGGATCTTCTCCCGCAGGGTCAACGCCAGTATCATCAACCTCGTCAAACTCTACACCAGTAAGATCTTCGTCTTCGCTTGTCCCAGCCGGACCAGCAGGCCCCGCTGCCGCATCCTGTTCAAACAATGTTTTGCCAGAAATCGTGGCTCCAATCATTTTTTTAACATGGGGGGAAAAGTTTTCAATAATCTTATTCATCGCGTCAGCTTCCGCAGCCTCGCGGAGCTTTTTTGCTTCTAGAATTGCTTCTTTATAGATTTCGCTCATGACTATCCTTTAAGTAGTTATTAAAACAGCAAAATTGAAATTATTATTTTTAATAACGTTGTTTGGTATCAGTTTTGCCAGTTCGCATATTTTATCCGCCATTCGGAGCAGAGGTTCCCATCTTGAGACTACCGATTTTTAATGTTTGCTGCGAGACAACCTTTGCCGCATCGCTAGGCGAATCAAGACCATCGCCGATACCCCAACCGCCGCCTCCGCGAGCCTCATTGGTAACAATGGAACCCTCTTCAGGAATTGTAGTTGGATCGAATGCAACAAGCGGAGAAGCAATGTTGGGTGCCCATGGAGCACCGGGAAGACCACCGCCTCCGGTTACAACCTCTTCCATATTTGGCGCATCAACATAATCTCTATTAAATTCGCCAAAGGTGTGCCCACCATCATTTACAATTTCGCTCTGCAGCAACTCAATGCCAAGCTCGCGCATCCCCTCGTCCGTGTACTCACCATTATAAAAAGGTGAAGCAGGAAAGCATGTGATTAAAGATTTGCGATCGCTTGATCCCATCGCTCTTACCGAAACAGGAACTTCAACCATCCATTGTCTATGTGAAGCCATTTATTCTTTTCCTTGTGTTAACTCTATTACTAAATAGTGGTTTTTAAAACTATTGGCAAAAATTTGTTCAACATAAGATTTCAAATAAAAAACCCACGCCTTACCCGTCGTGCGAATATGTTATTTTTATATGTTGAACATTTAAGCAATCCTCAGTTTAGAACAAGGGTTCTGCCAGCTAAATTAAAAATCAACACTCAAGAAATTTAATGGTCGAGATATGAAATTGGTTGAAATTTAACAATTATGAGACAAGGATGAGGGTTGGGAAGATTCAAGAATAAGAAGATAGGAATGAGAGAGAGAATGGGAGGAACGAATCTTCTTGACACAAACCTTGACTTGGGTTATAATTTTTTTACTATGTCGAAAATAAAGAACATAGGAGAAATTATCGAAATGGCATTTTTGTGCCTTGGTAAAAACTCTTTGCTTGAGAGTCCGCGCAAAGGACAGTTTTTGTCCGTACTTGTTTCTATTGATACTCCTGACAAAATCTATGATGACATACATTTCGAATACCTGAGCTTTGATGCATTCGCAACCTGTACGGATTACCCAAGTAATTTTGATAATAGAAATTATAATCTTTGGGGTTTTCAGATACTTTTTGAAGTAGATAGCAAAACTAACAATATCAACAGGGCGATTATCAGTTTCCGGTATATGCACGGAATAGACCTTATGAAGATAAGGGGATTTATAGATTCCAAAAAATTTCCAGAAGACGCAGACAAAACCCTTGGTTTGGCACTTAATGAGATTAAAGAATTTATTGTTCAACAATATTGATATGATGGTACAGAGATATAGATAATGAGGAAAAAAAAGATGAGGGTGAGGGTACGAAAAAAAATGGATGAACTGCAACTAAATTTCGACAGAGTTGATATTGAGGACTTCACGGAGAAATTGTTTATTTTCCTCCAAGAGAAATCTCACCTTGATCCAGTCATTACAAAAGATGGAGCTATCATACCAAAGGTACTTTGTGCACGGTATCACCGTAATGAAAATGTAAGTCCTATTAAACACACTTTCGAAGTCTTGTGTATTCTTCCGATACGATGGAAATATGCAGTTAATCCGCTTCTGTGGTCACTTTTATTAACCGAAACCAGACTCACCTGCGGAATGTTCATGGATGTTCATAGAGACTGGTTGATCGAGGAAGGTTTAATCGGCCCTGCTTCATTTAGAAGTATTATTTTAGACTTTATTGAAGAATACATGGAGAAAACTCAAGGTGTTACGAACATATATTTATGATTTCTTAAATAAATCCAAACAAATGAGAATCTTGTGACTAGACTTAATCCACATGGAAAACCATACAGAATATTACGGAACAGTCCTCGAAGTCGATTCTCCTGATTATCTTCATCTTGCAAAAAACCAAATGAGCCCAGAATCTCTATGGGAAGTAGAAAAAAGACTTGCTTGGGTGCCTCACAAAGTAAGAGAGCGTATTGAGGAACGTTTTGGGTCTAGTAAATTAAAAAGACAAAGAGCCATCGCCTTTGTTTCTATGTACATGACAAAATCATATCGTCAAAGAAGATATGGTGATCCTTTCTACCAGTGGGTACAGTTCCACA